TGCCAATACTCTCAGTCTTGGAGACAATCAGATTCGGATTATCCTTGGCGCTGAAGATTTGAAGCAGGCAGGCGTACGGCTCTCTGCCCAAAGCCTGAAGATGCTCAAGACGCTCAGGGCCAACAACAAGGCGTTCGAGCAGGACTACAACTGGAGCTCTCGTGGCTTCAAGTGCAAGGCGGAGGAAGCCGTTAAGTGCCTGGCCTTCAAGTATTTGGAGTTTGCCGACGACCGAGCCTTCCTGGACCACCTCACAGCTCAGGAATATTCTCTACACGCCAGGGTTGTCGACAAGCGTAATCAGATGACCGCCGTGTATGCCGAAGTATTTCAGTACTTTCAGACGAGTGAAAAAAGTCATTGGGCTCAAAGAAATCTCGGCAACAGACTGAGTTACGGCATCGTCCGCACCATGCAGCCAGTGGACGAGAACTGCACGATCAAATGGCGCAAGCCCAGCAAGAACAGCAAGTGGCCGTATACTTTGGATCACCACTGGTTCTCCTGCCAGGAATCTCCTGTAGCCATGGCACACCACACCATGGCTGCGTTGATGAGCAAGGACGGAGGTAGAAACAGAGATCAGCTGATGCTCAATCTGCCTATATTCCAGAATATCCGCAGCCTGGAGACCTGCAGAAAACTACTGGAGCACTTCTTCGTCAATCTAAAGCAGACGCTACAGCCTCATAGCTCGATGTTCGGACACTACTGCTCCATGCTTAACGACTTCGAGTGGCCGACTACTCGGTATTCTCACAAGCGCCTAAGTCCAGAAATGTTTCCGGTAAAAGCAGCATTGGCCCTCGGAGTATTACCGACATTTGATGAATCAGGAACGTTCCAAAAATTCGTACCAGTTAATGGAACTTTGCACGCCAATGAAAAGACGATCTATATCGAGATGTCGTCTAACTTCTTGTCGGATCGTAGACCTGAGCAAGCGTTGCTGCTACTGTACAGTGTTGGGCTAATTTCTCTAGAAGACTTGGAAAAAGTCCTTGGTCCGGTGTCTCAGAATGAAGAGTCTTTGAAGGACAGCCTGGACAAGATTCAGTTGCAAATGAGCAGAAATGTCGTATGCTGCCTACCGTTGGATGCAGCTAATCAAACAGTGGGTAAGATGTTGGCTAAGTACGGCATCTCTCAGGATTCGATTAGCTCCAGCAGCAAGGACTTGGCAGCTATAGATCCGGACGATCTGGAAACTGCCATTAACGACACCGCAGAAGATTGCATAACCATCTGACCGTCAATGAGCAGCAACTCCCCCAGACCTAATACTAGTAAACCCCTAGGCCTAAAAGTGGCTAAGGGTCCAGGTGCGCCTAAGCAGGCAAACCAAGTAACTAATAATAGTGATGGCTGGGCTGCAGTTGCCAACATTCCTGTTCCTCCTTCCTCTGAAAGTCGAGACTTTAAAAAGCCTTTGGGTTTAAGCCCAGTGCTAGTAAATGGAGCGAAGGTGCCTGCTCAAACAGACCCTGAGACGTCTATTGAGCCTGCAGTACGACAGGAGCCTGCTAAGACGGAACATCCTAAGAAGGACCTTGGGGGGCAACCTGCCCCCCAAGGCCTTTCTTTTACCCCTCAAACGGCTGCAGTAAAAGTAGTCGAGCTCGATTGGTATGGGGCTAAGCTGGTACTTAACTGTTTAAATGTTATTTATCAACCTGCAAATTTAGCCAGAGGCGGGCAGAAATGGCTAATGCTGGAAATGCCTTTAGACCCTCAAACGAGTAGACCGCCGTGGACTCCACCCGTCGCGGAACTACAACAAGATGGTAGAATATCCGTGCCTGAGTTCAAGTGTATTGTCGAAGGCGAAGAGCTGCTATGCCAGATCCTGAACATAGAGCTCTACGATAGAGTTCAGAAAAAGTATGTGGTAGTCTTTAGAGTGCTTAATTAAAACAACATTAGACGCTAAAAAATCTACCGCATAAATTAAATCGTTTGTTTAAAATCTCAAATAACTTTCTTTAAATACTATGTCAGAATCCGAATTCATCAAAAAAGGCGTTGTGGAGCGCGAGACCGAAGCGCAACCAGTGAAAACTGCCTCTGACGAAGTTTTTGAAAAAGTCAGAGCATGTACTCCCACTTGTCGCTGTAATTGTAAGGCAAAGCAAAAAGGAGCTGCTAATGAAGATAGTAAATAACATTCAAGAGGCAATTCCGGTATTGGTAGTATCTGTGATGAACAGCGATCTACCGATGGTCAATGCCTTGTTGGATAAGTTTCCAAAGCTAATTGAGTTGCGGGATAAGAGGGGTCGCACTCTTCTTATGATGGCTGCGTACCTTGGCGACCCCAGCATCATTAACTACCTGGTATCCTTCTTCATCATCGCCAACCCCAAACTAGATCCTAACGTAGAGGATGAAGACGGGCTAAATGCCCATGACTGGGCGGTACTGGGTGGCAATGAATTCGGCCGCAGTCTATTGATGAAGGTCATGGACTCAGAGGATGAACAGTAATGCCTGATTTTTCGTCGTCGTCCGTTCAAATGTCTGGAAGAAGGCAGCTAGCGCATGCCGAGCATGCTCCTAGCCCGTTTTTGGACTACGCATCTCTGCACCTGCCTACCAATCTAAACGAGGCATTTGAGATTGCGGAAACCATGTACTACAGCAACCGTACTTTTGCGCAAGCTGTAGAGTATGTGGTCAGCTACTTCACAGGCACGGACATAAACATTGTTTCGGATGACGAGGAAAAGGCCAATCAGTACAAGAAGTTTTTAGTTGAAAAACTGGACTTGAAGACGTTGCTGTTCATGATAGGCCGAGACGTAAAGGTCTACGGAAACAGCTGCGTATCCGTCCTGGCGCCTTTCAAGAGATTCCTTACTTGCAATAGTTGCGGTGCCAGCAGACCGATTCAAACCCTGGATTACAAGTTTACCATCAACCACGGGTTTAATTTCCAGTGCCCAAGCTGCGGCAAGAACAGCAGCTGCATGAATCCGGACGATCGGCCTACGCTACAGGAGAACGAGATCTACATCAAGCGCTGGCCAATCAAGCAGATGCGCATTGTAGCTCACCAGTACGGCGGAAAGCCAGACTATTTCTACGAAGTGCCTCCGCAAGACGTACAGCAGATACAGGCAGGAAACAAGAAGTACCTGGAGAGCGTACCTTGGGGCCTAGTGCAATCTGTGCGTTCAGGAACGTTGTTTCAATTCAGCGATAACATGGTGCACCACTTCTCGTTGGGCAATCTCAGCGACATCAAGATGGGCAATTGGGGGCTGCCTCCTGTCATCGCAGGATTCCGTGATGCCTATCTTGCGCAGATCCTGAAGAGAAACAACGAAAGCATCGCATTGGATCACATGCTTCCAATTAGAATGGTTACGCCTGCTTCCGTAGGTGTTGGCGGGGACTTCATGAAGTCCGTCAACATAGGAAGCTTCGGCCAACAGGTAATGCGTTCAGTAGAACGAGCCAGAAAAGATCCAACTGGCTGGCAGTGGATGCCGCTCCCGGTCAACTATCAGCTGCTGGGAGGAGAGGGCAAGGCATTTGTAGTTCCAGAGCTGCTGGAACAAGCCCAGGCCGACTTCCTCAACGGGCTAGGAGTGCCGGTCGAGCTGTATAGAAAGACTCTAAGTGCTCAGGCTGCTCCGTTTGCTGCAAGACTATTCGAAGCAGGAGAAACTCACTTCCTGCACGGGCTACAGACTACGCTTACGTGGCTGGTAGATCGCATCAGCGCTATCCTCAACTGGATTCCGTGCGAAGTAGCTCTCACCAGACCTACCCATGCGGACGACATCGAGCGCCGTATGCTCATGTTGCAGATGATGATGCAGGGTGTGGCCGCAGAGCAGGATGTACTTACGCTCTTTGGTCTCGACTGGAAGGATACCTTCAAGAAGCGCCAGTCCGAGCAGGAATTCAAGATGCGCTCCGAGAAGGAGTACATGGACAAGATGCGCAAGGCGGAGGAGAACGAGCAGATTATGTCGGCTCCTCCAGGTGCAATGATCGCAGGTCCCGGTGCTCCTATGGGAGCAGGGGCCATACCTGGAGGTCCAAGCCTTGGAGGTGCTCCCGGAGCTCCGCCAATGCCAATCAATGGAGTTGCCGGCCCCATGGCAGCAGGTCCAAGCAAAGATCTGGACAGCTTCTTTGCCGATGCTCAGGCCAGAGTCAATGAGATCATGGCAACTGCCCCCTTGGGTTCTCCGCAACGCAGGCAGATCCTGGATCAGATCAAGGGTCAGGATCCCAATATGCATGCCGTGGTCAAGAGCATGCTGGATCAGATCACTCAGCAAGCCGAGAACCAAGGCAAAGATCAGTTGCGGCAGCCAGCGCCTCCTCCGCAATAACCAATACAATCAAAAGAACCTTCAACCCGGAGCAATCCGGGTTGTTTGTCAATAGACGAGGACATAAACATGAACTGCAGGAATCGAAAGCTTCGTTCTCACTTCATAAACGGAGACGAGTATCGCTCAAAGAAAGATAATCGAGGAGTACAAGTATATACCGACTCCACTACAGGAAATACAATTATTACTGCGATGCTGCATGATAACCACATAGTGTCAAGAATAAGTAAACCGAACGGAGAGCAGGAGTTCCGTATAAACTATGCAGGCTGGAATACTATCACTACGACAATAGCCATAAATGCATGCATTCCTGGAGGATGGAGGTTAAGTAGAGGCCAGTTAATTACTCCTAAAGGCATGTCCATAAAGGTTCCCATGACTGGATGGGTCCTATTGGAGGAGCCTGCGGATAGGTACCTAAAAGAGTGGGTTTAAGGGCTAAAAATAGGCCTGTTTTGAGGTATATATACTTAGAGGCCTTGTAGGTCTTCAACAAGCCCAGAAAGGTAAATGCATCCTGTTGATGCGTTGGGCCCTTTCCTACTACCCTAGATCTGCCTATGGGGTAGGTGACAAAAATTTTGAAGGAACACCGGAATCCCACCGGTACGGGAACGGTACCCCGTGGCAGGTATCCCGAAATGGGTAAGGGTGGCTACCCGCAAACAGCCAAAAGAAGATTGGTTATACACAACCAATCTTTTTTTAGCTAATAAAGATCCCCTAAATAGGGCCTAAAAATACCCCTTTTTTGCGTTATATATACTTGCAGGCTGCAATTGGCCTTATAGGGCTAAAGGTAGGCCTGTTTTGGGGTATATATAAATAGAGGGTTTATAGGTATTCCAACTATGTTGTTGGAATGCCGTAACAATATAGACCCCTGAAAGAGGAAACAAATGAACCTTTTGAAGAACGTCGGTATGTACGTGGTCGTCCCTTTCATGCTGATCGTCGGCCTGGCCCTCGTCGGCCAGTTCGTCATCGGCACTCCGGCCCCGGTTGCTGCGATTGCGGAGACCGGCGAAACGTGGTGGAATCCGATCTCCTGGGCCCTGGACGAGTCTGCTGCGCATGCGACGCAGCAGGCCAATGCTGCGCAGGCGAATAGCATCAGCTACAGCCAGGTGCTGTTCATTCTGGGGGCAGGCGTTAGCGCCCTCGTGGCGATCGGCCTGATCGCTGGCGTCCAGCGTGGACACATCGCCAAGGCGGAGACCAAGGCGGAGACCAAGGCGAAGACCAAGGCGGAGGACAACGTTCGTACGCCCGATCCGGCACAGAAGCCCTACGTTATTACCGAGGGGAATGTCAGTGTCGAAGTTGCGACAGCGGACGAGCGAGACGCTGTTCTCGCCGGAGAGCCTGCTCGAAAGGCAGGCAAGAAGTAATTCCTCACCGGGTACCCGGTAGGCGTTACCCCTGCCCGGGTGCCAGGGCCCCCTGCCGTCGTATGGCGGCAGGGGTTTTCTTTAGCTATAGAAGATATGCCTAAAAATAGGCCTCTATTGCGGTATACATATATAGAGGATCTATAGGTATTCCAGCAATGTCGCTGGACCACCTTAACAATATAGATCCACGAAAGAGGAAACAAATGCGTAACATCAAGAACATCGTTGTCGTCGGTCTCGCCCTTGTCATCTGCACCTTCGGCCTCACCAAGAGTTGCTCGGCAACTCAGGTTGAGCAGAAGTCCGAACAGCAGATTCAGTCTGAGCTGGTCGAAAAGCTCAACAAGGACATCGCAGAGGCCAAGAAGACTCTCGCTGAGGCTGACAGCCTCAGCCAGAAGATGGCTACCGCAACGCTCATCTCGAAGTTTGAAGAGGTGAAGGCCATGCTGATTCAACAGCAGCCTCAGGCTGTCGTGGCCCAGCCCGATACTCGCTCCTACGTCCAAAAGGCTGGACAGGAATTCTCAGATCTCGTTCCGGTGTACGCCGGAAACGAGGTGGAGCGTCCTTCCGGCTTCGGCGCCACCTATGCCAAGGCCATGACCAAGGCTGAGGCCGAAGACCCCGCTGTCGCTGCCGTGAAGGTGGCTGTGGTGGAACGCCTCCAGGAAGCACACACGAAGCAGGTCCTTGACCAGGACGCCCTGCACATCCCCGAGTACAGCCAGCTGCTGAAGCAGGCTCCTCGGAACGAGGTGGTTCTTGAAACCATCCAGCAGGAACGACTGAAGGATGAGCAGGCGGTCGAGGCCCTGGAGAACCCAGGGTTCTGGACCACTGTCAAGTGGTGGTGGAAGTCGTAATACGAGCCGGGGTTCCCGGGGACCTGAGCAAGTCCTAAAACTGCTCTTTTTTTTAGGAGGCGCATGAAAACACTGTACATCATCCGAGGGTTGCCCGGATCTGGCAAGAGCACCCTTGCCCGCAGTTTGTGCGGGCATGACTTCCATGAAGCGGACCAATACTTTATGGAGGGAGGGGTCTATAGGTTCGATCCCTCCAAGCTCAAGGAGGCACATGCGTGGTGCCTCGACCAAGTCCGAAAGGACTTGGAGTTTGGCCTAGAGAAGGTCGGGGTGAGCAATACATTTACCCAGGCCTGGGAACTCCGGCCGTACCAGGAGCTCGCCCTGGAGTTCGGCTATAGCGTATTTATTCTCGCATGCGAGAACAGCTTCGGGAACATTCACGGCGTTCCCGACGAGGCCATGCTGCGAATGGCGAAACGCTGGGAGCCGATGCAGCCGGACGTACGGCTGGACTGGGAGCTCAGCAAAAGACCGTGAACCTGGACCTGAGCAGGTCCTAAAACTGCTCAAGACGTTTTTCCTTTTGAGACTTAAAGATCTCGCTGCCAGGCTTGCTTAATTGCATCCTGGCTGGCTTTGCCACTCAGTGGCAGAAAGGAGTTGTCATGTCTGACAACAACATCGTTATCGTGCAGCCGGAAGCTGCGTCCGTCATCGCTGGTGCCTTGGCCACCCTCACGGGTGCTACGCAGTACCAGAACACGATGATCTCGGAGGAACTTCACTTGGCGGCCCAGATCGCTGAGCTGAAGAAGACCGAGACGGTGCTCCAGGCTATGGTTGCGGAGATCGTCCGCAAGCGCCAAGAAATGGAGCGGCGACAGAGCGCACTGACGGCGGCACGTTCTGGCAACGGGTACAGGAACTACTGACCCGTTGGCGGTGCCTAAGAGAGTCAGGGGTAAAACCCTGGCTTTCTTTTAGGTATCAACAGTTGACAAGCCTCGATGTCTATGCTTATGCTCCGTGCGCTGCACTCCGCAGCCACAGGAGAACATATGAGCAGAGTCCTGGTAATCGGTGATACGCACGCTCCGGCGATGCATAAAGGCTACATACAGTTCCTGAAGAACGTAGCCAAGAAGTGGAAGACCGACAAGGTCATACACGTAGGAGACGTGGTGGATCATCATTGCATCAGCTTTCACGACAAGCATCCGGATAGCCCGGGAGCAAGAGACGAATACACTCAGGCATACAATCAGATTCAAAAGTTGTACAAAGAATTCCCTGATGCCGTGGTTACGGTTGGAAATCACGACATGCGAGTCTTGAGATTAAATGCCAAAATGGGTATTCCCAAGATGTATCTGAAGGGATTTAATGAACTATACGCCACCGACAACTGGAAGTGGGTTGAGCACGTAGAGTTGGATGGAGTGTACTATTACCACGGAGAAGGATGCGGAGGTCAGCATCCTGCATTCAATGCAGCCAAGATGCGCATGCAAAATACGGTCATCGGACACTACCATAGCGCCTGCGGCATATGGTACCAGGCCGGACCTACGGCAAAGGTATGGGGAATGAACGTTGGATGCGGCGTGGATCGCAACCACTGGAGCATGCAGTACGGTGCGGCGTTCCTTAAGAAGCCAATTGTGAGCTGCGGAGTGGTCATCGATGGAGATCCGTTCATAGAGACCATGGATTTAGGCGGAAATACTCGCGCTAAATAAACAAATAAAGCAGGTTAACATGATTTATAAAGAGTTCATCAGAGCTTTCAAGTTAGGTATTGCCTAATGGGACGTCGAAAAAAAGAAACTGGCTTTTCGTATGTAGATATTGTCATATCTACCTACGTTAAAAACAACGACTACGTCAAAGCCCAACTCGCATACTCGAATAACTTGAAGGCCAACGGCACATTAGAGCCCGGCTTTAAGCAATTTGTAGAACTTGACCTGGACGAGTTTGACGAATCTGACGATGACTAGGCTTGCAAGTTAGCCCTTCGATCAAAAGAAGGGCTTTTTTATACCTCATTTTATACGCTAAAAATACAGCATATATGGGGTAACATGACATAGTCCTCTTCAGTAGCTTTTCAGAGGGCCGCTTACAGCCCATTTTATCTAATCGATAGTGGGTGTTGAAGCATACGACCAGCTACGGTCCGAGTAGCCTCCTACGAGAACGGAGCTTACTGCAGGTGGTATTAGGCATCTGCGTAGGTTGAAACCCATCGATGTGGTTCGCCACGAGGCCCAGGCACACGCTTGGACCTCCTACGATCTTCATTGAAAGGAGATAAATGCATGCGAGTAGCGATAGTTGAGGGTCTGATGCGTTATGTCAAGAACGGTATTTCCCCCGGATCCGGCATTCGAGCTGTACTAGAAGGGGATCTATTCCAGGCCAAGCGCAGCCTGGACAGCTACAACTGGCAATGCCTTGAAGAGATTGTGGACCTAGTGCAGTATTGTCTGCCTATGTCTGCATTCGGCTCCAAGGAAGCTGTCAAGAAATGGCTGGAGCTGACTCCAGAAGCGCGAGAAGCGCGAGGCTCAGACATTCAGTACTCGCTGCAAATGCTGGAAACTAGGCTGCGAGACATCCGAGATCTGGATGCCGCTGCCGCTGCAGTTTCTGCTAACTGAAGAGGAACCAGGCCGTAGGACGACTACGGCCTGGCCCTCAAGCTATGCTTCTTCAGTAGGAGCATTACTTGAGGGCTAGGTGCACCTGAGCTCCTCCGTACACGTCACTCCGCTCGAGTGGCAGCCATACGAGAATGGCAACTCGCGACTTCCGGGTTAATAGGAGTCTGGGTCGGAGACGAACACATCTCCGGGATTCAGGACTACGGAACCTGAATCGTAAATTAACCGTCTTGAGCCAGTGGAGGGTTTAGGCCCGTTGAAGCTTGCTCAGGCTACCACATGAAGACAGGCTAATGTGGTTGAGTAGACGTTGGCGCAACCCGTCGGATTGCGCACTCTGTCAAGTCTGCCGAAGCCAGTTGCACCTCGGTACCAAAGGTTGGCTGATCCCCCTTGAAACGCAACAAAGTGTAGAGCCTTATTATCTAAGGTACACCTCTACAAACGCCAAGTCAGATCTGGAATCTTGGCACTAAACCACAGCAGCTGTCGCAAGCAAACCGATGCCAAGTATACTAGGCATTGGGAGAAGGGCCCCTGTGGGGCCGGGTAACACCGACTCTCTTCTACCTGCGGCAGTCCATGTATATAACGGACCGGAGCGATACCGGCACATGGAGCAATTGCATAGGAAACAATCGACGCTCCACTGCGGGATAGTGTGGGGTAGCGGAAGGTCTATCTGAGCAAAGCGTCCGGCCGGCGCCTAGCAACCTTCAACTTTGGGCTGGTAGCTCAGCGGTCTAGAGCCGTCGACTCATAATCGATAAGGCGTGGGTTCGAATCCCACCCGGCCCATACATCTACGGCCTGCAATCCCGGTGGGGGTTGTGGGTCTTTTCAGAACCCCCAAGGCCCCCGCTGTTGAGTGTTGAACTCCAGCGGGAGGCTTATTAAACCGCATCTTTTCCCCCTCGACCCAGGCTCCGCGAGGTAAGGAGTTTGGGTTTTTACCTGTCGACCGTTACGACAGGATTTTCAACAGCAACAGGAAACAAAAAACATGTATTGCGTTCAATTCAAAGACAAGGACGACGGACGAATCAATTTGCTATTTCGCACTGGAAGGGGTGCGAAAAGGCATTTGCAGCGAGTACGGCATCTCTCTCCCCGATTAGGAGTGAGAGACGGATACCCGCTTTTGGGAGAAAGTCCCAAACTGCAGTTCTATGCGGAAGTGTTTCCGCCTGGGGATGAACAGATCCCCGACGCGGGATGGTACGTATATTCCCCAGACTACTTGAAGTAGTTCGGGTTTTACCTGTCGGGCGTTCCGACAGGACTTCTCATCAGCAACAGGAAACAAATGCAATGAAGCCTGTTATTGGAATCATCGTGGCGATGATGCTGTACCTCGCCGTTCCCACCACCGCCCAGGCTCAGACCTGGGACACCTTCCTGGACGCCATCCAGAAGGTGGAGACTGGGTCCGAAAAGGACCCCAACAATGCGGTTGGCGACAAGGGCAAAGCCCTTGGAGCCTATCAGATCTGGCATAGCTACTGGCTCGACGCGGTGGAACACCGCCAGGATCTCAAGGCCAGAGGCTACCAGGCAGTCAAGGATCCTGCCTACGCGAGAGAGGTCATCAAGGCCTACATGGCCCGCTATGCTCCCAAGGGAGCCAGCTGGGAGGACATGGCCCGTATCCATAACGGTGGCCCCAAGGGTCACCGTAAGAGCAGCACCAAGGCCTACTGGGCCAAGGTGCAGGCGAAGCTGAAGGAGGCAGAGTAATGTACATCTGCCTAACTCTCAACCATGGCGATGGACCTCGCGGATGGCGTTTAGTCCACCATACAGATCTGGCGTGCGCAATTCGAACACCAGGGCTGAAGACGCTACTGTCGAAGGATCCTCAGGCATCTTCGGCAATCGTGGTGGATGGCGTAATTCACAGATGCTCATACGAGCAGGCCAAGAAGAGGACCGCAATGCTGATGAAGTGCTATAGGCCGATCATCTTCCAGGAGGATCTCCTGAGGCTTATGGGCCTGTTGGAACCCAATGCGGAGAACACTCCGAACACACCCACGGAGTCAACCAAGCACTTGATGGGAGAGAACGATCCCTTCAATGGAGACGATCCGTTCTGGCACGATTACCGATCTGAAGGAGGCAGCAGTGCAGCCTAAGCAGATAGAGGTAGAGCAGGACCTAGAACCTGTACGTCCCATAAACCCACTCCTCCGTGAGTACAGCGACGAAGTCGCTCGTTCTCGGGAGGAGATAGCCAGGCTTCGAAAGCGCATCGAACGCCTTGAGATTGAAAAAGACCTGCTGCTCAAGCTGTTGGAGCGCAGGTAACCGGCGCATTTGTTTCCGAAGTCGGCAGGGCGAAAGCTCTGTCGGCTTCTTTCATAGTCCTCCTTCTGGCAGACGAGGAGGCACGGCGTTGTAAGCAGGTGCTTACAGCGACGAAAACGTCTGCAGATAAGGAACCCGTTATGACGACTTTTAAAGAATTGAGGTCGATCCTAAATGAGATCGAGTCTTTGTCCGCAAGATGCAAAGCCGCAGGTCTGTGCCTGCGGTCTTTGCTGAAGGACGTGGACGACAAGCCCAAGCAGTCAACTGCCAAGGCTGCTAGTGACTTTCCAGGAAAGTTGAACACCCGACACCGGCCATACCGCTGGAGCGCCGCTCAGAAGAACTGGGTCAAGGCTCAGTACAAGGCAGGCAAAACAGCAGTCGATATAGCCGAAGAGCTCGGCACATCTCCTCTCACCGTCGGCAACCTGCTCCGGCTGCTGGGAGTCCTCTCCAGCAATAAGAAGCGTGCAAGCGCCCGGGTCTCTGTTAGCGAGGCTGTTTTAGGTCTGATCCAAGCCCATGCGGCCAAGGGGAAGATCGCCCGGACAGATCTACGACGCCATGCTGCAAAGCAACGGCTGACCCCGTACCAAGTCGGCCAGGCCCTCCGCCTCCTGGACGATGCTAAGAAGGTCGTCGTTGACGGAGACCTGATCACTGTCCAGTAACAACCAACCCCGCCCCGACTTAACCCCATATGTTCTTAACGGGTTTGTATGGGGTTAAAAAAGCAGGAGGGCGCACCCGCCCTCCTGTCTTTTTTTTAGATATCTAAGATTCCTTATTCGGGTTTTCTTAGAGATTCCAGGTCTTTTATCTTGCTGCCCCCGTCATAGGCCCATACGTAGCCAAGTTCAAGCATCTGCTGATTGATCGAGGCTTCCTCACCTTCCATGTAGATGACGGCAAGAGGGTGCCCATACTTGTCATCTTTGAAGGTGCTTACTTTAAGTTTGCCATTCTGCATTAGCTTTCTTTCCAAAAATGCCTTGGCTTCGTAGCCCATCTTGCGCTCGGTCGCATCTTTAGTAAGTATCTCAGGAGCGTCGACTCCTTTCAACCTTACTCTTTGTTTAATGGAAATAGAGAAGCCCAGATCCAACAGCATATCGACAGTATCTCCGTCTACTACTCGCATGACCTGAAGTACGTTGTAGTGATAAGGAGTCATGGCTGGGCAGCTACACCGCGAATGACAGCCGAAGTCAAAGTTCCGGTAACAGACTTTCCGGCCACTACGCTACCTATGACTCCGCATTCGTCGATAATAGATACGCCTGATAGCCTAGGATCAGATCTAGACACCAGCTCAATTTTAGTGTCTGTAAAATCCTGCAGAGCCTTGAATCTTAGGGTGACAATCAAAGTATCTCCTGCTATAGGGCGTTTATCTCCAAGCTGAGCTCCAAACAAATGCTGAGCGTTTCCATCCTGAGGAACCTCGGATTCGTTTAAACCCCCAGGCATGAACTTAGAGAAGATAGACGCCTTGGCTCCCGTCTTATCCATTCCTAATAAAGCAAGTTTGGAAGAGTCCCAAATGAAGATAGAGGACACGCTCCAAATTACTTGAGGGGCGGAATCCGGAGTAGTGATTATTTGAACTGCAAAATCATCTCCTGCCTTGACGGGAGTAGCAGGACCCTTAAGAGTAAGATTTACTTTTGATTCAGGGCTTGGCCCAAACGCAATTTTATTGACGTCGTTTTGAATTGGCCCAATTACGTTGTTGCCTGTACTGATACCTCCGTCGATCTTGGAGTTAACAGACGAGCCGTCTGGCAATTGCGCCTGGGCTACAGCAGTGATGTGAGTAGCCAAAGACTCGGGGTAATAGAAATCACCCTTTACTTTAAATTTAAGTCTGCCTAATTGTCGGCTGTTCTGCTCTCTCCAGATAAAGCCTCCAAAATTCCATTGAAAGGGCTGACGTCGTAAGGCAGGAATTCTAGATTCCGGAGCCTTTAGACACTGTGCGTGAACTTGCACTAGCCCAGGAATCCATTCAGAGGCACCTGACTTAGCCACATCTATTACGGACTTATCAGTCATAAAGTGATCAGATGACCACGATACAAACTCTAACTTTTGTGCATCGTAGGAGATCAAAATATCAGAAGATCTCCATACTTGATAAGGAGCACTACCAGTAGGAGTAGATGGCAAAGCCGCCATCTGCACTGAGACTTCTATAAAAGCATCTCTATATGCAATAATTCCGTTGCGCTTAAGTCCAGCTTGAGTCTCGTTGCTGTAATCACTACTCAGGGTAACTTTAAACTTCTTGGCAGAATCTATTACGTAGGACGTCGTACCCTGAGACAAAGTAGATGTGCCATTGGCGTTTTCAGTAAGAGTCTGTCCGTACGAAGAAAAAGAAACAGCTAAAACCAACAGTAAAGAAAACAGTCTAATCATTTTGACTCCGATTTATTTGAAATATACTTTACGACAGTGCGGCTGCATATGTATAAAGCGCCAAGTACAGTTCCGCATACCATTAGATAGCGGTTATTGACGGGGTCTCCACGTACACCCTCTACCAGTCCAGCAAGGACCGGAGCCAAGGCCACCCAAAACTCAGTAGTTTTGGTACCTGGTTTTACTTCCATAAAACCTCCTATTTAATTTAAATTGCTTGAGTCTTGCTGCCTTGCCTAATGCAAGCGCGACATAAGCTAATTAGTCACTTACTTTACTCAAGGTGACTAGTAGCATTGTAACAGTTCATAGAAGTCGTGCAACAGCCCGGTACCTCAAAAAGTATAGGCATGTTGTGTATGTAAGCGAACGTTTAAGATTTAGGTTTGGTATTCGTGCTGTTGTCAGGCTGAACAGTAGTCGGAGGTTTGAAGAAATTTGTCTGCATGACGTACGCTCCCCATGACGCAAGCAACTCGGATAGGTCAGCAGAGTCTACCACTCCATCTTTATTTAAATCAGCAAGGGCAGATCCATTGCCCCAGGCGCCAATGATCTGAGCAAGATCAGAGCCATCCACTAATCCATCCTGATTTAAATCAGCAGGCTTAGCAGAAATTTTAAAATGCTCTACGGAATAACCTTGAGGCTGCAATACTGCGTTTATAGCAGCTAGCTCTACATCGTTTACCTGCATGCCGCCGTGCAATAGACCTACAAAAATAGTAGTACCGTTGTAGTCAATAAAGGTTGGCGATCCGCTGTCTCCTCCAAATATAGCAGGCCACCCGTTTGCAGTAATACCGATGTTAATCGGATCAAGGCTAGGATTGTACGTGTACTGAACTGCAGATCCGGCAGTGCTAAGTTGAGCCTGACCAAAAAGCATCTTGTAAGCTTTGCCGTTGCACTCATGAATCCAAAGAGGAGTGCCTGCTGGAATGTACTTTATATCGGCAATTTTTGAATAGCACGGGACGTCAGTAATAAACGGCTCTTGAAACTCGATGAGAGTATGGTCTGGGCCTATGTTTAAATAAGCCTTTGAGACTCTGCCTGTGTAGAAGGTACCTGAGCGTCCTAAGAAGGTGTAGTACTCCTCGGGTCTGTCATGAGTACCTCTATAGTGCTGGCATATCAAAGCATGCTTAGGGGATATCAAAACAGCTGTGGGATTGCAGGTATTCCAGAAGTTAATGTTCTCTGCTTCGTATGGGGCAGTCCAACCAGTTTGAAATACAGTGCCTATCGTTCTGCAGAATGCTCTAGGACGTATGCTTACGCCGTTCCACAGAATATGAGCAGCGTGGCATTTTGAATTTAAGCCAAACGGACTTGCATCCAGTCTGGGATTTAAAGTAGCAGGATAGGCGTAAGTGTGAATGTCGTGTACGGTTGGAATATATGTCTTTAATATAGCCATGAGTAAACCCCTATAAAGAGCAGCCAGCTTCAAAGAGCTGGCTGTCAAGTGCTGAAATTTTTAAAACTATCAGCAGTCCCATTTCTTTCTGGCCAAGCAGATTCTCTTGTCTGGAGTCTTGGAGCAATCGATGTTGTGCATGCGACGCTGGCCGTCAGAACGGGCACAGAAGCTGCTACGACGCTTGGCCTTGGCTGGACTCTTATCGGCAGCCTCAGCGCTCACCGGAGGCTTCAGGTTGCCACCAGTAGCCTTGTTGTAGCTAGCTCTGCCCTTGGCGTTGAGACCACCCTCCGGGTTCTTACCCTCGGAACGCTGCCAGGCTGGAGAAGAGGCCGCCCACTTTAAAAGACTAGCAGTCAATAAAGAAGTATCTGCTTTTTTACTTGCATAACGCACCAATCTAGGCTCAGATCTATTGTACGGATCGGGAAGATCTGCAACAGAATCTACTCCGTACATATCGCTGATAGATTTAGACCTCCAAACATTTTCATCTTCATCTAAATCTATCGTGTAGTATTTTCCATCCGGGCCCTTCGCCGTAAATGGATTCACGTAAGGAGTAAACATGTGGCGTTGAATATCGGTAAAGCCTAAATTTTTAAGGGACTTCTCTACTTCAACGTCAGGATCGTCACTATCAGAAGGGTCAGGAATAGAGATTTCGTTAGGACTGGGATCGCTGCTAAATAAGCCTAGAAAGGCTTTTTTGCTGCACTCCTCGCAGTCGCAACTTTCTTCATCCATACCGCAGTCACATTCTGCAGCAAGCTTTTGCATTAGATAATAACGAAGTAGGTTGTACTGTGCGGATTTATTCATTAGTCGTTTCCTTTTCTTTAATCCCAAACGTAGGGGTACCTACAAGTGGACTTAGGCCTTTTACTTCAACGGCATTAAGAGCGTCAACAACATATTGCAACATTTTAGTGTTGGCTCTAGCCGCAGAATCCTCTAAAGCATTTTGTACACCCTTACCTATATTGCTTGCACCCACTCCTGCTCCAATACCCGCACCTGCCAAACCTCCAAGGCTCATACCTTGTAAAGCTCTGCGAAGATACTGAGCTTGATCTGCAGGAGTAAAGAAAGTTTCTTTAAGTAACCCTCCACCTGCACCTAAACCTGCTCCTAGTACTCCGCCAAGTCCAGCTCCAATTAATGCCCTAAGACCTTGCAGTCCGTCGGAGTTGGCTCCCTCAAATAGAGCCGCCTGTTTACAATGAGCGTATGGAATCATGGAACTGCATTTTAGCAAAACCTTGTTTCAAATGTCGACATAGAACCTTCAAAAAAAGTGCCTCCACGTTGCGAAAGTTACTAACCTCTTCACTAATAAGTATTTCCTTGTATATAGAATTAGAATACAGCAACAAGAAACATACGCAACGTGGATACACTTTTTTAAACGGCATTTACTGTTGGAATCCTACTTTCTTTTTAGCTATAATTTGCAGTGATCTCAGGAGCAATCTGTGAACTTATTTAAAGCTTACTTGGTCAAATACGCCTGTTGTGCCTGTGAGTCTATGTCGGCTACCGACACAGAAAGTATGTTAATAGATAAGTTGGAGTCCATGCTGGCATCAATGAATAAGCCAGAGCTGGAGCACAGCGCTCCTGTTGCAGACAAAGTTGTCGAGATTACGGTAGTTAAGGAAAGCGCAAACTCGGACCTGATTAGAAGATTGGTTTCCTACGGTCTAAAAGTAGCTCCAAACTTAGTAACTGTATATGAGCAGCCTGTGGTGCCTGAATCGGAGTCTAAATCGCTTGTTGATAAATATGTTCCAGATATAAACAAGTCCACGCAGGACTACAAGTCTCTTTTGCCTGACTCTGAAGTATTCCATAGCTCTTCGCAAATAGAACCTAAAGTACCTGGAAGCACTGCATTAGCATGACTCCGTACAGTTCCTACATAAAGAAAGCTCAGGCTCCTGGGTACACCTCCGCTACGGAGACCGCAGGCAAGGCGTTTCAGCCGCCTGGTTATTACAACCGGCCTAATATAGATCCTCAGCTTGCCGCTCAAGGTAAGGCTTTGGAGTCTGAGTATGCTCGTGCTTTTCCTTACGGGGATTACACTTACAGCACTAAAGGTTGGGGTTATAAAGGCTCTGAACGAACAGGGATGTCTCAGGAGCAGATTGATTTAAGAAATCGATTTAGACTTTACGAGGCACAAGCTAGAGGTGCTGCTCCAGTAAACCCTAACGCTGTTGCTCCAAGTCCTAGTGCAACAGGAGCCTTTATTGGAGACCTGGCTAGATCTCCTGTCATGCCTACAGCTCCGTTTATGTATGGCTACGACGTCGCTACGAAGGGATTCAACCAGGCATCTGCCGATAAGGCTAAGTCTGATGCCGTGTATGGCAGCATGCTTGCAGATGCTGGAAAGCGAGTTGCAAATCGTTGGGGTGGAAATTTTGAGCTGCAGTACAACGATCCTCTTTTGGATTATTCCAGCTACGCGCTTGAGGCTGCTCCAAGTTTTTTGATGATGGCTGGAACGGCAGGAGGAAGCGCTGCTGCTCAGGCTGGAGTACAAGGCGCTAAGAGCGTAGCGCCCAGTGCTCTTAGAGCAACTGGCCAGGCTGGAGTACAAGGCGCTAAGAGCGTAGCGCCCAGTGCTCTTAGAGCAACCGGCCAAGCTTTGAGTCAAGGATTTCAGCCGGTAATGCAGACTGCTGCAAGTCCTGTTGTTAGATTTGCAGGTAGGTCGGTTCCATCAAGTTTAAATTATGCCGTATCTGGAATAAATCCGGTTCCCTTGCTAACTGGCGCCGCTACTGCTGGATCTAGTTGGGCGTTGCCGTTTAGTCAATTAGGAGCACACCTGGCTACTCAAGGAGCAGCAAGAAACTACGCCAATGCTATAAGAGATGTGCAGTCTTTCAATCAAGTTAATCCAGAGCTAGCGGGCACTCCTGCCTCTGCTAGACGTTTTGCCGAGTCCCTTGCTGCAGGAGGCTTTTCATTTGATCCTACTTCGCTAAACCCATACGGAATAGGGGCGAGTGCCTTTATGCCCGGATTGGCTCAGCAAGGTTCTGCAGCTATAGATCAGGCTGTAGCTAATCGGGTAGCTTCTTTGTCTCCTGAGGATCAAGCTTTAGTGCAAGAGAATCCCGCGGCTTTGAATCAAATAAGAACTGAAGTTACAGATGCGTTTAACTCCGCCAATCCTTCATACTCTTACGTGTCTGGACTTGCGGAAGGCACTTCATTTAATCCCTTCCGAGCTTTAGGTGCTCGCAGTTACTCAGAGGACTTAAACCAGGACGAAATAGCGGCAGGAACTGCCTGGGCTCCATTTGCAGAGGCGTTTGCGACAGGCAAGGACCCGATGCAGGATCCAAACGTTCAAGAGGCTTTAGCAAAAGCTTCTCCTGAGGCTAGACAGAAAATGCAGCAGAGCCTTACGTTCCGAATGGGCAGCCTGGCCCCCGAACTGACTGGCGGAATGTTGAACCTTCCTGGGGCAGCTATGCAGGATCCTAGGCTGTACGATGCTTTGAGTGCTCTGCAGCAAGATCCTTCACAAGTAGAGTCCTCTCCACTAGGCCGTCACCTTATGCAGTCTCCAGTCGCAAGCTTGGTCGGAGGTAATCCGGAAGCGGTAGTTGGAGCTACTGCTCAGCTGGCCAACCTTAACGTGATGTTGTCTGCGATGCATGACAGCTACCGGCAAACAGGTCAAGCTCCTAGCGGATATCAGGAGTTGCTCGAAGGGGCTCGTCGCTTGAGCGCCGCTCAGCAAAATCCGTCTTCTGGGCAGGTTCCGTTTACGGAGACGCTAGCTGAGCTACAACCAATAATGAGCGAAGTGTACAAAAACATGCAGCCTGCCGAGGAGACCTCTCCATGAGCGTACTTAAAGACCTTAAAAGAGCAAAGCAGTTTTCTGATGCCAAACAGTACTCTCAGAAGCATGACTTGATTCACGATTTGGTGCTCAAGGCTCCAAAAGAGTTCTACGTAGACTCTGAGAAGGATGGAATTGTAGGTTTGACGCATAGCGCCACCAACTTCAAGATTCACGTTCCTAAGAACGTAATAGGCAACTTAGAGCTAGGTCAGGCTCCTAGCAAAGAGTCTGCTGCTGCGACTAGCATTGGCGCTGGATTTGGAATGCCTAACATTTCTGGAGGTGGCGATGGCAGCTATGTCAAACTTCCCTCTTTGTTTGGCAGCATGAAGGCAGACCTTACCAAAGCAACAAAACAGGTGGGAGAAAAGAGCAAACAACAAACGCCTGTCGGCGGCACTGCTGCTGAAAAGCTGTATCCCGCCACGGCAGACTATATGCGTAAAAAGATGAGCCCAACTCCATTTGCATATAAGAATGCCGCACTGACATCGGATCTATCACGGGCATTGGGTTATAGCCCAGGGCTTTGGTACAACGAGGGCAGCTTTACTCCTGCTGCACAGACTCGATTTGGAAACCTTGTTTCAGGTGTAGGGCTTACAGGTTTAGGTTTAGCTGCAATTCCTGTACTTAAGTACATGTTCCCGGAGCGTTTTAGAGGCAAGGAAAAGGCCATGATGGCTTTGGCTGCTTTGGGCGGTATGAGTGCACCGTGGCTTGTTAACGCTCCTTCTACCATGGCAGACATCTCCAGAATGTCTTTGCCGAAGAACGAAAACTATACCGAAGCAGACAAGCAAAATATGCAGCAAGATTCTCGCAGGCGCTCAGGTATAATTCCGACCGGGTCTAATGCTCTTGTTGCTGAAGGTAAGGGTTCCACTAAGAATGGTTCCTATATACCTATGGACATGCAGATAGCTAGGACTCACTTAGCCGACGTGGTCAGCGAACAGATGCGCTCAGGGTATGTCGACTACGGCCAGGCTGCTGGACTTATGCTTCGTGCAAGCCGGGAATCCAACAAGCCCTGGTTTACGGTGAGGGATATCGCTCATGCTGCTATTGGAGCTGGTGCAGGCGCTGTTGCTGGAACCGCCGCAGCCAAAGGCATAGGTATGTTTGTTAATCTTAAGCCAAATGAGCAGAAACTAATGCAAGGCACAGGAGCAGCCCTAGGTACATTGATCAATCTAGGCAAGCTGTCCTTTTGAGCAATTTTATTAACTAAGGTAGAATTACACTATGACCAACGAAGAACTACAAGAATTTAGACAAGGCTTTTGCGAAAAGGCTGCCGAACTAGGAATCCTCCCTTCGGAACTAATGTCTTTTTCTGGCTATAAGCAATCCGGAGTAGACGATGTAGCTAAGAATACCCTGCATACTGGGCTACTCCTTGGCTCTTTGGGTCTGCTTGGAGGTACTGCAGCGGGAGCTCTTAGCAACTACCTTTACAATAAGGCTAAGTTTGAGTTGGATCCCGACGACTCTATTCTTCCTAACTATAGCGCCGTAGAAGAAGCCAAGAAGTTGCACCTATTGGCCAAATATCGCAATGCCAAGAAATTGGTACAGTCTGGACTAGCGTAATGCAAAAGCTGTCTGCCTTGGACTCTAACGATCTATTGTATGCTTTATTAGGTGCCGGCATTGGTGGCGCTGGCGGTTATGGTTTATACAAACTTTTAACCCCCAAAACTAAACAAACTTTAGGCTTAGGTCTAGGCTCTGGAGCTCTAGGTGCATTGGCCGGAGGAAGTCTGGGATACCTCGGCTCCAACGAATACCGGGCTACTAGAGCCGCCATGAGCGAAGCAGCAGCCGCTAAAGCAAAAGAAATAGGTAAAAAGGTACAAGAAGAGATTGATAAGGTACAGTCTCCTCCATGACTATTGGATCCCCTGCTGACGTACCGTTATTTAACTTTAAGCACCAGAACTTGAGTGACCCGCCATTCTTTGGCTCGGTGTCGCCAATAGTTAAAGAAAACGACAGCCAAGACAAACGACCACAAGAAACTCCATTTTTTAATTCTAGACAGTTCTGCCTCTGGAAAGATGGGGAGCTGGCTCAGTACAACCAATTAGTGGATGTTTTGGTAAAATGGAAAGACAGAGGATGGTGTGATTTTACGGAGGTTGCAGAGTGGGTTGAGTCCAAAGAAAACTGGACTTCGTGGATAAAGTACTACGCTCTATTGCAAATTCCGGCTGAAGAAATGCACCTCTATCTGTATGAAATGGATATAATGCGCATTAACACAAATGCGAACAATGTAAAGGAATCTACCTAATGACCTACTCCCATTATCTGCCGACTCTCAAGCAATCCAACATTACTGTGCAGGATGCTCTTGCTGCACTTAACCCAACAGACAGCTTGCTTAAGGACTACGCAATCTATGCAGGTGGCGGAGGTCTTGCCGGTGCTGGCGTTGGTGCTTTGATTAACGCATTGCGCGGAGAATCTAAGCTTAAGGGTGCTCTTATCGGCGGAGGAGTAGGTGCTGGATTGGGCGCTGGAGCCAAGGCCCTGGGAGATTATTCTCTAGCCGATCAGAAGGCTAATATCGAGGGTACTAAGGCTGACTTAGCAAAACTAAGAGCAGATTTCCCCATGCGAACCGGAGAAGGATATCTTTCTCCTGCGCGTAGTCCTTACCTCTCTCAGTTTGTAGATGCTGCAGATGCTCTATCGGCCTTGAACACAAGCAACACTCCAATGGCTTTTGAGCGTAGATACGAAAGCCGGCTAAATAAGGCTGAGCAGCAAGATCTTCTAGCTGCACTAAGAGACTCGCTTTCAAGCAAACTAGGAATTTAATTAATGCCTGCTCAAAGCAAAAAGCAACAACGCTTTTTTGGCTTGGTTAAAGCCATTCAAGAAGGCAAAGCTATCGGCTCTGGAAAGGCTGAAGAGGCTGCTGCTAGTATGTCTGAACAGGACGTACGAGATTTTGCCGGAACCAAGCATGAAGACCTGCCTGAAAGCAAGAAGGAATCTATGGATCCCAACGTAAGACAACTTCTTAACTATGCTGCAATTAGCGCAGGTATTGGATTAGGCGGCGCAGGTCTTTACGGTCTTTCAAAATACCTCCACGACGAATCCATGTTTGGTTTGCCTGGCCAAGAGGGCAGAGCCAAGCGCATGGAAAAGCGTATAGCTATTCCAAAGAGCCATAAGTTGGAAGATCTGCTTTCTGAACAGCAGGCCTCCAATCCAGCAGACATGCTTCCGGAAAAGGCAGATGAGCTAACCTCAGATCTTTCTGCCGATGTGATTGAAGACATGGAGTCTCCGAAATCCTCTGCCGACAAGTCAGCTACAACTCTCGGAGAGTATCTTACGGAACCTATGCTGTATGGTATGGCTACTCCTGCAGCCGTGCTGGCTCCAGGTATTCTTACTTTTATGCTGGGTACTCGTTTAGTGGATCAGCAGCGCAAAGCTAAGATGGATAAGAAGATTGATAAGGCTAAAAAAGAATTTGAAAAGGTTCTTTCAAAGCAGTCTTCTGATCTTCAAGCCCAGATCGACGCACTTACCAAGGTTGCATTCGATCCAATTTCTCCCGATAGAATAGTTACAGAGAAGGATCCTCACGGTCCAGGTTTCAGCATTCCAGGTGCTGCTTATGCCTTGGGTCTTGCTCCTGGTGTCGGGGCATTGCTTGGTTGGTGGATGATGAACAACAAGATGAAGGACGATCCTGAGAAGGCAAAACTGAAGACGTTGCAAAGCATGCTAAAGCGAGACATTGCCTCTGGTGCTTTGTCTTCTGGCATTGATCTCGAAGAGTCTGAAGAAGGTAAGCCAAAGTTCAAGCTTTAAGCTAGAGTACAAGTTCTATGCCTACGCCCGGCGCAGACGACTTAAACCAACTCGTAACCCCTCTTGCCCCGGTGCTGAGGGGTTTTAGCGATTATCGCACTACTCGTAAAAACATATTTGATGGAGTGCGTAATGCGGTGGCGAAGAAGTTCCCGCTTCAGAATGCCCGCTACACAATTGAGGCTGCGGATCTTCATTACGGCAGAGAAGAGCCGTATTCTCTAAAAGAACAGCAAGAGGCCTTGATGCAAAATCAAAGCCTCTTTGTTCCTCTTAGAGGCAGGCTTGTAATGAAGGACAATGCCACTGGTCAGGTAATGGACCAGACGGACAGATCCATAACCTTGGCTCGTGTTCCCTATCTTACGGACCGTGGTACTTTCATAAATGCTGGCAGCGAATACACTGTTGCTAATCAGTCTCGTCTTCTTGCAGGACCATATGTCCGCAAGAGAAAGTCCGGTGAGTTTGAGGCGCACTTCAACACCATGCCCGGCAAGGGTCGTGGTTTTCGCGTTGCATTCATGCCTGATACGGGAAAGTTTGTTGCTGAGATAGGCCAGTCCGTTGCTCCAGCTTATCCCATGTTCAAGGCTTTAGGCGTCGATGATTCGGTGCTGGAGAGAACCTGGGGCAAGGAATTGCTGGAATCCAATAAGCTCGGCTCCAGCTATGACGCAGCACGTATATATGAGCGTCTTACTAACAATCCCTCCAAGGGACTAGATGACAATACTATCTACCAGGGAATCAAAGATGCGTTGAATTCCACGGAGCTTGATCCTGAGGTTACCCGACGCACTCTGAGCTATGCCGGAGCCCTTCGCAAAAAGGCAGATGTGCCTATTCGCGGAACGCTCAAGATAGAAGACACCGGGTACATAACCGTACCTGCCGGTCTGGTTGACGGAGTGTTCTATGCCCTGCGAGATTCCGATAAATCTCCGGCAATTGCCCCAGTCAACGACAAGGGCCGGCTGATAGTAATCACTAGTGACGAGATTCGTCAGCTGAAGAAAGTATTCAAGAAGAGCTTTGAGGCCACCTGTGGCTCCGGCCGTAGATTCACCTATCAGATCCGTGGAGTGCTGCCTCCAAGCAACGGAGAGTACTGCATCGATATCGAGTGCCCGGAACTTGAGCAGTTGCGCAGAAGTCTCCTGTTGGAGGCCAAGCCTCGCGGTGGATTCCGGTTGGCAGTAGGTGTAAAGGTCGCCTCTGACATCAATGACCTATTAACCGAAAAGCAGGCAGCACCGCAAACTGCCGGCTTTGATGCCGCAGATTACGAACAGCTTCAGCTGAATGAAGAGGACTTCGGCCGTATTACCGGCAATACTCTGCTGCGGGCATCTCAGAAGATTCTAAATGCTCAAAAGGGTTTTGAGGATCAGGACGACCGTGACTCCTTGGCCTATCAGAAGTTCCTGAGCGCAGAGGACTTCTTCTCAGAGCGCATTGAAAAGGACGCAGGTGCAACTCTACGCACCGCCATGTTCAAGGCTACCAACAAGGGTAATCTCAATGCCTTCAAGAACGGAGTATTCACTCCTGTACTGAATGGCGTATTGCTTGGTTCCGGACTGGGAGCTCCCATCGAGGAAGTCAATCCGATGGAGATCCTGGACCAGAACATGAGAGTTATCCGCACCGGAGAAGGCGGCATAGGCTCCGCTGCACACGGCATTCCAGTAGATAGCCGTTCGGTGCAGCCCTCTCACTTAGGCTTCCTGGATCCGGTACGTACTCCGGAATCCGATAAAGTAGGTATCGACCTTAGACTTACCGTAGGCTCCTACAAGGGAGCTGATGGTCAGATTTACTCCAAGATGCGCAAGGTCAAGACAGGAGCCATGGAACCTGTGGCTGCCCGTACACTGACCGACTCTATAGTCGCATTTCCAGGAGAACTCGCACGCTCGGCAAAGACCGGAGATCCTGTAAGAGCCATGGTGCGTGGCCGCATTTCCTATGTCGATCCTGCAGAGGTCGAGTACGAGGTGCCTGCCTACAGCAACATGTTCAACGTCAACTCCAATCTTGTTCCAGGTATTTCTGGAATCAAGGGTGGCCGACTGCTCATGGGCTCCAAGTACTTTACCCAAGCGTTACCTGTCCAGGAGGCCGAAGCGCCCCTGGTACAGGGATTAGATCCCAATGATCCGGAAGGCAAGTCGTTTGAGGAGCAACTGGTTCCTCACCTTGGCGCAGTACAGTCGGAGCCGGAATTCGGCAACGGTTTGGTTACTGCGGTAACTCCGGACTACGTCGAAGTAAAGCACGGCAAGGAAAAGCGTCGCTACGAGCTGTACAACAACTTTCCGTTCAATCGCAAGACCTATATCCATAACACTCCGATGGTCAAGATCGGAGACCAGATCAAGCCCGGACAGCTGTTGGCTAAGTCCAACTATTCTGACGATCAGGGCAGAATGGCCATGGGTCGCAATCTGAAGGTGGCCTATACGGTATGGGGAGATCCGGAGCTTGGAGGCTCCAACTTCGAAGACGGCGTGGTAATGTCTGAATCCGCCGCAAAGAAGATGTCCTCCGAGCACATGTACACCGTCGGCTATGACGGCAAGGACGACTACGAAGCCAACTTTAGCAAGTTTGTATCTCTATTTCCCGGCCAGTACAACAAGGATCAGCTCAAGAACCTTGACTCCGCAACAGGTGTGGTCAAGCCGGGCACCGTGCTTAATCCTGGCGATCCTATTATCCTAGGCGTAGGTGAGCGTAAGTCTGATACGTTCGGCCTGATGAAGAAGGCTCGGCCAAGCTATACCAACCGTGCTCAGACCTGGGACCACAGCCAGCCAGGAGTAGTTACCAACGTAACCAAGACTCGCAGTGGATACCAAGTAGCGGTAAAGTCCTACAAGCCGATGTCCGTTGGAGACAAGCTGGTAGGTCGATACGGAGACAAGGGTGTAATTTCCACTATTATTCCTGACGCAGACATGCCAAAGGATAAGGACGGTAACTCGTATGAAGTCATCTATAATCCCCTGGCTCTTGTCACTCGCGTTAACCCTGTGCAGGCCGTGGAAGCCGCAATGGGCAAGATTGCCGCTAAGAACGGGCAGCCCGTCAAACTTCCGGCGTTCATGGACGAGAGCTTCATCGATTTCGCTCAGCGAGAGCTGAAGAAAGCCGGCATGGCGGATACCGAGACGATCTATGATCCTCGGTTGAACCGAAATGTAGACAATGTGTTTACCGGCACTCGTTACTTCATGAACCTGCACCACCAGGCAGAGAAGAAGCTGAGCGCTCGTGACACCGGCGGCTACAGCACCGAAGAAGCTCCAGTCAAGGGCGGAGAAGAAGGCGCCAAGCGCATCTCGATCTCTGACATGAATGCCATTCTGGCCCACGGTGCAATCGAGGTCTTGAAGGACGCCCGACTTATCCGTGGCCAGAAGAACGACGAGTACTGGAGAGCTATCAAGACCGGAACTCCAGTTCCTTCGGTCAACGTTCCATTTGTTTGGGACAAGTTCGTAGCTCAGCTCAAGGGCTCTGGAGTAAATGTCGAACGCCAAGGCGGAGCTGTAAACATCTATGGCATGAGTGGCTCCGATGTTAAGAAGATGTCTGGAGGAGAAGTAAAGGACTTCCGAGATATAGACTTCAAAACCGGTAAGGCCTATGACGGCGGCTTCTTCGACGAGAAGATCTTCGGAGTCAATCAGTCTTCATTCGGACACTTTCCTCTTGCTGCCAAGATGGTCAATCCAGTCATGGAGGACGTGGTTCGTTCCTTGACTGGTTTGACCAAGAAGGACTTTGAGTCCGTCGTTTCAGGCGAGACCGTAAAGGGCATCAAGGGCATGCAGGGCTTGGAGGCCAAGCTTGCAACTCTGGATATTCCCAACGAGATAGACCAGACTCGTCGGGAGATCACGGCATCGAAGGGCCAGAAGCGCAGCAATGCTATTTCCAAGCTTTCATATCTGGAAGGAATGCAGAAGCGCAAGCTGAAGCCTAGTGACTTCCTCTGGGAAGACATGCCTGTGCTGCCTCCTCGCTTTAGACCCATTACCGATACCGGCAACATGCAGATGGTCTCGGATATGAACTACCTATACAAGGAGCTGTTCAGCATGAACGGCAACTTGAAGGAGCTGCAGTCTGAGCTGGGCCAGGAAGCTACAGGCAAGGAGCGCCTGGCTCTGTATAAGATGTTAAAGGCAACCGTAGGTCTTGCCGATCCTGCCAGCGCTAAGCTGAAGCAGAAGAACGTCAACGGCCTTATTCGGCATATTCTGGGCAGCAATCCCAAGTTCTCGATGTTCCAGCGCAAGGTACTGAGCTCCACGGTAGAAGGCGTAGGAAATGCTGTAATTACCCCTGATCCTTCGCTGGACATGGACCACGTTGGAGTACCGGAAGACATGGCTTTCTCTGTCTTCCGTCCATATGTAGTAAGGGCATTGGTGGCTTCTGGAGCCAATCCCTTGGAAGCCATGAAGCAGGTGGAGAGCCGTACTCCTACGGCCCGTCGAGCCTTGCTTTCGGAGATGGAACGCCGCCCGGTGATGATCACTCGTGCTCCGGTTCTGCACAAGTACAACTTCATGGCAGCACGCCCCAAGCTTACCACTGGCAGTACGCTAAGGTTGTCTCCTTCCGTAGTCGTAGGCTTTAACGCAGACTTCGACGGAGACCAGATGCGATTGCACGTACCTAGTTCTGAGAAGGCAGTAGCCGAAGCCTACGAGCGCATGCTGCCTAGCCGTAACCTAATGTCCGCTGCTACGTTCCAAGCGCAGCCGTTCATAAAGAACGAATTCCTATACGGTCTTTATTTAGCTAGCAAAAAGGCTCCCGATAAAGACAACGTCAAGGTCTTCCAAACCAAGGACGATGTCATAAAGGCGTTTAATCGCGGTGAGCTAAGCCCAACAGATACCGTAAAGATACTAGGTAAGTAATCGTGGCCAAGAAGCCTAACAACATCTCCAAAGCTGTAGAACAGGTAGCTCAGTTATCTCATCTGCCAGGAGATGTACTTGAAACAGTAGCGGTACAGGATCACAGCCCCGAACAAACTCCGTTCAGAGGATACGAAGATCTTAAACAGCAGTTCTTTGGGCCTACGCTTTTAAACAAACAAAGACTGTGGGAGCTTGGAGATACCGCTCTTTATCAAGGAGCCTACGGTTTGCCTAGTGCTGCCATAGGTGGATTGACTGCAGGGCCTGCCGGCATGTTTGCAGGTTTAGGTATAGGTAAACTGTTGGGCCAACTACATCTGTTCTCCAAAGAGCGAGAACGAGTCGATGCTGCTTTAAATACTTTTAATAAAACAGAAAAGCAACTGCTAAATGATATAAATCGCTCTGGTAGAAACTGGGGGATTACTGCAGCTTTGCTTGCTGGACTAGGTGCTGGAGGCGCCGGCTATCTTGCTGGTCATGATAGATTTGGCAAGACGCTTACTCCAATTCTTGAGGGTGGAGCTGCAGCAAGCTTGGCATCGTTACTAGGCAGTCTGGCTGGCCAACATGTTGCCAAGCAGCGCGCCATGAAAAATCCTAAGTTTAAAGCTATAATAGATAAATACAACAAATTTGAATAATGATAAAGTTGGCCAACAATCTTTCTGCCTTGCACTCCTTCCGCATCAAGCGTGCGGAGGAGAATCCTTTATGGGAAGGTGTAAAGGCATTTGGTTCTCAGCTGGTAGAGCCATTTAGTGGAGCAGCACACTACTGGACCGGTGGGCGTATTGGCTCAGATTATGCTGATGATTCCCCATGGGTAGATACTGTACGTCGAGTATACAACGCGCTACCAGGTCCAAATCAGCTAGAGCTTCAATATAAAGACCCTCTGTTAGATGCAGCAGCTGCGTCTTTGGGAGTCAGCGGAGCTGCAGCTGGAGGAGCAGGATTGGCCCTTGCAGCTCCCGTAGCCCCACATGCTCTTCGCTTTGTAGCAGCGCCTACAGGGGCTGCTCGCTATGCCCTGCCTACGGCAGCTAGGGCAGGACAAGTATTTAAAACTGTAGCACGTCCTGCTGCTGCTTTAACCGTACCTAAAGTAATTGGAGATACTATTGGTGCAGCGGCTTCAGCAGTGCAGAATATAAATAACTACCAAGTCGAGGCCATACAGTCTTTATTAGACGCTGGATACTCTCCTGAAGATGCATATAGACTGGCCTACAAGATGGGCTGGGGCGGAGTTTTGCACGCTGGAAAAGAATATCTCTCCAGCCCCTACCACTACATATATCGTCAAGGTGGCAGCAATCCCATAGATGCAAGATTCGCCAGTTCCATGGGCAGTCCTAAACCGCATAATGCCTTTACTGCCGCTACAGAAGCAGCCAAAGTTTTATCCTCTGGTCCTATAGGGGCTGTAGGCAAGACTCTGGGCTACGGCGCCATAAACCAGTTAAAGTCCATACCTGGAGCTATACAGGGAACCGTACAGCAGGCTATGACACAATTGCCAACTGCCGCATATTCTCCTAATGCGGTGCAGTCTGCGCAAGACGCCGTCAATAACTCGCGATTCTATGCCAGTATGAGAAACTATTATGGAGATGACTTTGCTCCAATTGCTACGCACTATGGACTAACTTCCACTCTAGGGCCTAAGCCACCAGCTGGCACATTAGCTAGAAATAACGCTAATAGCTATAATTCATCTCTAACTCAATAAAAGGATATTAAGCATGACACCATACTCTCATTACGTTCCTTCATTTAAACAGGCTGCTCGCGAAGTAGATTATAAAAAGCGTCTTGCTAGAGGCGCCCTAGTTGGCGGTGGCGGCGGAGCTTTAGCTGGAGGCCTATATGGTGCTCTGCTTGGCGCAGCTGGTTCGTCTGGCAATGTGCCGAACGCATTGGCGACGGGCTTACTGGGTGCAGGAGCAGGCGGTTTAATTGGCGGTGTCGGCGGAGCCTTAGGTAATGCTCTGGCGGGTTACGAAAACGAAGACATCATTACTCGTTCTGATAAACCAAACTATTTGAGAAGAGCTTTGATGGGCGCATTGAAGGGAGGCTTCACAGCAGCTCCAATAGGCGCACTGGCTGGTTTAGGCCTTGATGCTATGGAAGGTCAGGGCGGAACTCCCGGAGTAGATAAGGCCCTGATCGGTCTTGGCCTTGGAGCTCTGCTTGGAGCAGGCGGAGGCGCAGCAAGCGGATTGGAGATGCCCTACCTCAATCCGGACATGTACGCACAAGAAGAATGATTAAACTGGCGAACAATCTTCAGGCCCTTAAGGCACACCAGACTCAAAGCGACTTTACCAAGCAGGCTTTGATAGCCACTACCATCAGTGCGTTGGCTCACGGCCTGACTGCTCCTGAGGACAAGGTTCGCATGTCCAGGATACTTAGAGGCGCTGCAAAAGGCCTAGGTGCTGACGTAGGCGCTCTTTTGGGTGCGTGGAATGGAGCAGCTCTTGGAGCAGGTACTACCAATGCGTTGTACGGACTAAGCACCGATATCAGCAATAGAGTAAAGGATGTTGCTACTTATGGCGCTTTGGGAGGTTTGGTGGGAGCAGGCGGTGGAGGAGTAGGCGGCTACTTGCTTGTAGACAAACTACTAAGTATGATGGATAACAAGCCCACCAAAGCCAAAGACTGAGTGTACTGAACGCATCCTTAGACCCCCGTTAGCCTCAAAACTAACGGGGGTTTTCATAACTAAATAAAGGCCTATACCTAGTTACAATAACTAAGTACAGTCTTTCGCACTCAAAAAGGAGCATTTATGGGCACGGTTGCAACCTTTGCCGTGACGCACACTGATCCAGCCGGCAGAGAGTGGATCTATCTGGGTAGAGTCAGCTTCAACGCATTCGGCCATTACTGCGGATATCTCACTGTTCCTGCAGACCACGGGCTCTTCCAGACGATCAAGCACGATAAAGAGCAGACCTTGGAGTACATGTTCGAGGTCCACGGGGGGATCACCTACAGCGAACCAAGTCTTGTTGATGGAAATTGGGAGTTGGGGTTTGACTGCGCCCATAGCTGTGACTATCGTACAGGCATGGGTTGCTTCAGCTTCAACTACTACCCCAAGGCAGCTCTGGACATTAAGTTGTCCGGAGCACACCGTTTCAGAACTCGGACCTATGTATTGCAGCAGCTAGAGCATCTAGCGCAGCAAATACATCAGGTCCAATGCGAGTTCATAGCCTCGCAGCCTAGCTAATCTTTTAGCACCCGTAGCTAAATGGTTAAGCAGCCTGCCTTATAATCAGGTTAAAGCACCGGCCAGATAAGCCGGATAATGTGGGTTCGAATCCCACCGGGTGCATTCATGAAGTATCAACTGAAGATGGGCGTATGGGTTTGGCCAGTGCTGTTCGATACAGAACAACAGGCTTTGGAGGAGGCCTTGTGGCAGTTCAGGCAGCTGTTCTCCGCACACAGGTACTATATATCCGAACCGTACCGGTGGAAGTGCTGGGCAGGGAAAAAGCACCTCTCCTACAAAGTGGTGGATCGGCAGGCCGAAAGCCTGGTGCCGGGATTCGCTAGAATTCAGTTCTACATAAGCGAACATCAACCTGAGGGTAATGCGTCTGGAGATGCCGAGCTCAGCTATCCAGATAGTCCGGCCGGTCTGCATGCATCTGCGGCATGCGACAAGACCGCTATAAGAGGCTAAGGCTGCCCTGAAGATGTCTGTATGGGTTCTAGATGCCCTGCAGCGCAGCATACGACAAGGCGTACTGCCAGTGTTTGCCGAACTGGAATAATCGGCTTTTGCGGATGTAACTCAACGGTAGAGTGCTAGCCTTCCAAGCTAGCTGTTGCGGGTTCGAATCCCGTCGTCCGCTTTCAAGAAAGGACCGTCATGAAGCTGGTGATAGACACCGAGACCAACGCCATCGACTTCAATGCCTGGAACAAGGGAGACCGATCCTCTCTTACCAAGCTGCATTGCCTGTGCGCCATTGATGCAGACACCGGATACGAATACACCTTCGAAGGCGACAATCTGTCATTCGGAATGTGGATGGTGTACACCGCAGACGAGATCATCGCCCATAATGCGGAGTTCGACGTCAACGTTCTGCAGACCTGGACACAGAAAACTTTGAAAACTCCCCGGGTGTTCTGCACTTACCGTCGGGCTAAGTCGATGTTTCCAAATGGATTTCGGGAAAAACGAATCCGGAATCCCGATCGTAAGTTGTCTAACTCTCTGGAAGCCTGGGGCTATAGACTAGGAGTGCACAAGGACAAACCTCCTATTGACTGGAGTCGTCAATCCCCTAAGATGGCTTCCTACTGCATGCAGGACTGCAGGGTCACCTGGGCCCTGTACAAGTTCCTGAAGCGCAGAATCAAGTGGGGCAAGCTGGCTCCAGTCCTAGAACTCTGCAGCAGCTAAACAAGGAGTCCTCGTAGCTCAGTTGGATAGAGCATCGGATTTCTAATCCGATGGTCGTTGGTTCGAATCCAACCGGGGACGTTCCTCTTTCATGGGGCCTGGTCACACTTCAAAAGTGGCCAGGCCCTTTTCAAATGCTAAGAAAAATAGAATTCGTAATGGAGTGGTGGCTGGCCCACACTCCAAATTGGATGCAGCCCAAGCTGTTCTGGACTGCGTATTACAAGACTCTGGACACCTTCTTCGTAGGACAGCACAGATGAAAAAGTTAGAAGTAGTCATACTTCATCCCGCCGGCAAAGACTCGGTTCAAAAGGTGGAGAGAACCTCGATTAACACCGCAGAGATACCGTCTATTCTGGAATCCTGGCCGATGGCCATAGACCTGGGAGATGGCCTGATGATGTTTGTGCCGGAAAAAGACGAGCCTGGAAAACACAACGAACTGGCTAGTAAGCTGATGCTGATATGCAGAGGAGTCAGCTACCAGGTTTGCGGAAAAGCGATATTTATGGGGGTCAAGAACTCCAAGGAAATCAATGCGCCTAGGTGGACCGAGATCGTCCTTAAGAAGGCAGACTATGTGACCATAGTCTTTGAATCATGATTTACTTTATGACGCCATTCTGGTACGACTGTCCGAATCCCGATCGCTATGACGAACTTGGAAAGTGTTTGACAAAAAACAGCAGAAGCTGTTTTTCATCCAATCCAACCGCAGAATTAGTGCTCTTTAGCGAGTTTACTCCTGAGGCCTATGTTCGTTTTTCTGAAATTAGAAAACAAAAAGTTGGATGTGTACGGCTCGCGGAATCAAGTGTTCGCCCGACCTATCAGGACTTCTTTGATTATTCTAATCGGGGTACGACGGAAGATTTGTACATTCTGGCAAACTCAGACATACTGATAGAGCCTGATGTGTTGGAAGAACTCGACCAATACGTAACTGGAGACATGTTTCTCTGTCTCACCCGATGGATACCTTCTGCCTACGAAGGCCTTTGGTCTCTAGATCCCCTGGGCAAGTACTGTCAGGACACCTGGGTGTGGCGTGGACCGTGCAGAATTAAGAACGCCAACTTTCCGTTGGGCATACCGAGATGCGATCATATGATCGCCAAGGTGGCGGTCGATGAAAAATACGATGTTCGGAATCCATCGCTTGACATAGTTACAAAACACATGCATGATGTCGAATACCGGTCCTATACTTCAAAGGATCGAGTGGATGGCATAGGTGCATATGTACTGCCCCGGCGTAAATGACAAGTTGCGCTCGTAACTCAGTTGGTAGAGTAGCGGACTTTTAATCCGTAAGTCGTGGGTTCAAGTCCCACCGAGCGCATTGAGGTCGTGTTGGCCTCGCAGGTATTATGTGTTTAAGGACCAGCCATAATACCTGTCCCGCCCTGATGACGAAACTGGCAGACGTAGCAGACTTAAAATCTGCAGCCGAAAGGCGTGTGGGTTCGATTCCCACTCAGGGCATTAGGCTTTGTGGCGGAACTGGCAGACGCATCGGATTCAAAATCCGACGCCCTCTAAAGGCGTGTGGGTTCGATTCCCACCAAAGCCATTATGAAACCAAAAATAAAGAAACAAAAGCCGTTTCGAATGACCGTGCTGGTCAGTAAAGCGTGCTTGAACAAAGATCAAAAGCCCAACTGGCCCAGCGTGGTCTACGTTGAGCAGCTTGAAGACGACACATACAAACTAGTCCTGGAGAGCACAGACTGGCGTTGGTTGATAAGAGTGGTCGAGCACATGAAAATTACAATTGGAATAAAAAGTCATCCGGTAATGGAGTATCTGGGGCCTTATGCCAATCCCAGTGCCTTATCGGATGTAGTTGTTTAAGCAGAGCTTACCTGCCTGCTTTTCCCCTAGGTATCAAATGCCTAAAAAGAAAGAACTTAAAGTAACTCTAGTAAAACCAGTCCCTGGATACAAAGGAGTACCTACCCCGGTGTTCGAGCAGCGCGTTGTCGAGATAAACATGCGCTCGCTGGCAGAGATAGAGCGTTTGGAGAAGCTGATAAACACCTACGAAGCGCTAGTAGTATTGTTGGAGCAAGAATGGTCACCAAAGAAAACAATGCACAAGGACACTCTAAGGCAAATTGCTGCACTAAAGACAGCTGCAAAGAAACTGCGGTCTACAGTCCTATGAGAGGCTGGCTTGCGGCGCTGCTTGCCGTTACCATGATTGTGGGTCTACTGGCCCTTGTACTGGTCCTATTGGCCATTCCTGTGGCTTTGATGTGGCAAGGAGGTTGGTGGGCCATGCTTGGCCTGCTGATCTGGTCTCTGCTGCACACCATTTCTCGTCTACTGCAAAAGGTGCTTTAACGCGTTAACATAATCTACCGCTGATTAGCACCATGCAACCATTCCCAATTTATCCCAATTATGACTTTGTAGACGTGATGAACATTCAGCTTCCAAAAGGCTGGGTAATGCTGGGAATAGATCTGCTACATGAGTTCAATACTCTTAGACAGCAGCAGCTAGTCTCCAGAGATTTCACCGTGCAAAGCATGAAGGAGTTGTACGGAACCCTGGATGTAAAGTTGGTTAATCCTACGTTGATATCTGTAAACATTGTAAAGGGGTTCTCCCTACAGGCTTCCAGAACCTGCCAGGACTGCGGTTACTATCCCAGCGCAATGCACAAAAGAAATAAATGGTTGCGAGTGCTATGTACAGAATGCGCTCGTAAATCACATTACGCTCTTGTTTGACACTTGAAGTTTCTTTGCTAGACTGCGACCCTGTAGGGTCGCACTTCGCGACTGAAACCTAAGAAAAGGAATCGAATGACATTTACCGAAATCGCCGTAATCGCATTTGCCTGCACCACTGCAATCATGGGCGCTCTCTACTGGCACGAGCTTTCCAAGGCTGCCCGTAAGGCACAAGAGGGGGAGTTTGAGTCCGTTCGTAGGGACCTGTGGGAAGCAGTTGAAGACCTGCGCCGAGACACGCTGCGTCGTACAGACGAAATCGAGAGAGTAGTCGCTGATCAGGACGATCGCATCAGCCGCTGCTCCTCCACCAAGCCCCGCTGAGAGCGTGCGGGCGTGTTACCCAGGCCTGGAGTATGCTCTGCGCTGCTCCAGGCCTGCGGTTTGGACAGGTGTCCGAGCGGTTGAAGGAGCAGCATTGGAAATGCTGTGTAGGAGCAATCCTACCGTGGGTTCGAATCCCACCCTGTCCGTTTCATGGGGTCGCTACAGCCGGTTGCTGTCTCGATATTACGAAGTATCGAAAGATATGATTGCAAAGATCAAAGCATTGTATGACTATTCCATATTTTATCGCGGAATATGGAAGACCAGCATTATCACCGTGCTGTCATCTATGTCAGTGTTCCTTCGGAAGAACCTTGTTCTATACAATCATATGCGGGTTCAACTCCCGTCGACTCCACTCTGTGACTTGTAGCTTAACAGACCAAAAGCACCGGAGGATAAACCGGAGAATGCAGGTACCCGCTGGAATCCTGCCAAGTCACAGCCAGTAATAAGGCCGGAAGCACAATCCCTAGAGGATGCAGTCCCATCCCCTCGCTGAAGGTGGCAGATTAGCTGTCGAGGCTTCAAAGGACCCGTAGGGTCAAGCCAGGTCATAACGGATTCCTGGCACGAATTTAAACCATGGTTACAGCAACATCAAAAATTCTAGACTTACTAGAGCCAAACACAAAAGCCAAAAATGCTGTACGAGCCGTATGGCTTCGCGGCTCTGCTGCTTACAAATTAAAAATAGAGCGGCGCCATGTAGACCACTTGATACTCAACGATCTAGCCCATTTCTCTAGAGGCTTTTGGATGGCTCAGAAAAACATAGGGGCTGTCACTTGCAGCAAATTCGACAAATGGCTTATAGAGGCCGGCTTAGATTGGGAAAGCCCTAATCTTGAGATAAGTTCTGAGTTTTTGCCTCTTTTGCACATCGAAAGACCACAAATGAACAAAGTAATGGTGGGAGTCAAGTGTCCTAAATGCCAGCAGGCTTTCTTTCTGCCGGACTTGAAGTCCGTCAGCGATGCGGACAACTCCACGATGAACTGCGCTCACGAGCAGTGCCGTGAACTGATCCTGGTGCGAAAGGGAACAGCCTATCGATTTCACCAGTACATGCATGAGCAGGATCCCCGTTGGCCTGCGGATGGCTCAGGTACTGGCTACGTAACTCTTGAGTAAGGATACATCAATGAGATGCCTAGTTTGTGCAGATCCACTCTCAATGTCCGATTCGGACCATGGGCACAAAATATGCGAATTGTGTTCTCCTAGAGAGCACACCAAGCGCACCATGGAGCGTCTGTGGGGGCCTAGGTGCAAAAGCTGGGATTCAGATTGTGTGCTTTGCCGTGCTTGGAAATTCTTTGAAAGCAAAGGAAAGGTTCCCTCGACGGAAGACTGCCTTTGACTTTCGCTGGAAGCTGAGATATGCTTCCAGTCTTAGGGCCTGACCAGGTTTCGACTGGTGATTGTTGCGATAGAGAGCAAGCCGGAGTTGGTCGAAAGGCTCCGTAAAAAGTCGACTAAATCAAGACTGCCAACGAATGGTACGTCCCCTCTGAGTCCCCCGCTCTCGCAGCGGCCTGACTTGGAATCCTGAGCAGGACTCCTGCTAGACGCTCAGGATAAAACCCAGCAGGGTATGGCGGTGGAGGCTTCCGAGCCAACCCCGTTGAGAATCGAAGTCGGATAGGATCTGCAAACCCTGCCCATGGGGTCGAGCAAATCCGAACTGCAATTGTGGGATAAGCTTGTAGTTGCTCTTTCAATACGTCATTCAGCACGGGGGTTCGACTCCCCCCAGGTCCATTGTCTCAATCAGGGAGGGTTTGCGCATTCCCAGATAACGCAATTTTCACATCACTTGTATGGAAGCAAGTACATGACGAAGGCTAAGGATAGCGTTAAGTTTGGCAATCTCGCACTCAGCATCGGCTGCAAGGAAGCTGCCGTGCTCAAAGACGCGGAGGGAAACGTCATCGCTCGGATTCTGATCAACGAGCGTCACGGAGAAGACGCCATTATTCGCATTCTCATCCAGGCTCCAAAGGACATTGGCATAGTCCGAGAGCCGGTAACACGGAAAACCCGAGTGCCCGGCGTGGCGGGAACACGCAGCGTTGAAAAGACGCGGCTGGCGTAAATGCTATAAACAGACACAGGGTTCATTCCAGTTCGTCTGATAACACCAGTAATTTGGTTCAAGTCCAAAGGCACTCCTATGACACTACTGAAGATCTACCTGGCTCTCTACACCTATTGGGTGTCTCGAAAACTCTGAATGCTCAGAGGATCCCTCTTTGGAACCTGTCTCTTAACGGAGGCAGGTTCTTTTATGCACAAGACCTTAGTAAGATTGTTAAGGCACGAGCTGAACAGTCTGCCTGCCGCCGTACAGTGGTCCAAGCTAGCGGAGCTGACGCATCAAGCGTTGGATTTAGTCCTACTGCAACAGAAGTACGTTGAGTCTCAACGTAGACTGGAATCTTCACTGTGGGAGCAGAACAACAAGATCCATAAGGACATGCGGGAGCTGGCCAGGGCTCTGAAGTACTACCTAGAAAAAGACCCGCCTGCAGACGTAACCAAACAAAGACTGGAGGAACTCATAGACAAGGCCATGAAGGACAAAGAGATAAGCTACGGAATAAAGGAAGAGTCATGAACATTTTTGCCACCCACTGCGATCCTGAGATTGCCGCACATACTCTGTGCGACAAGCACATACCGAAGATGATCGTCGAGACCACGCAGCTGCTATGCACCGCACACAGACTGATCGACGGCGTTCAGGGCCAGGGTCTCACCCTGACCAACAGAAACGTAAAGCGCTGGACTCTGCCGGATCCCGTACTGGAGACACAGCTGTATCTGGCCAGCTACGTAAATCATCCATGCTCCGTCTGGGCCAGGAGCACCCATGAGAACTACCTATGGCTGCATCGGCATGGTGCTGCCATGTGCCGGGAGTACACTCGTCGGTACGGCAAGGTGCATCGGTCCGAACCGGTAATGTCTCTGTTGCGATATCCTCCTGGCAAGATTCAGACCGGAGCTCTGGAGGCATTCGCAGTAGCGATGCCAGACGAGTACAAGCTGACAGGGCAGGTGGAGAGTTACAGAAACTACTACATTCGGGCAAAGTCTCGGTTTGCGTATTGGAAGGACGTCAATACGCTGCCGCACTGGTTCTGGAGAGGATGCAAGGATCTGGGAATAGCATTTAAAAATGATTCTCCGGATCTAGATGCAATGATGCTCATCGATCAATTGGCTGCCAAGTCCATACATGTAGCAGGAAGACTATGAGCACAAAGGAAGAAGAAATAAGATCATTGATGTGGGCCAGAAAGTTTTTCATGGACCTACTAGACACAAGACTCTTTCCCAAGGTTCCAAGAGCTGTTAGGAATACGGCCTATACCGTCTATCAGATGGTGGATAGGCTGGAAACAGAGCCGGCATGCAGCCATGCTGACAAGGTTGCCGGTTTGAATGCCGGTAGAGATTTTCTGCTTAATCTTTTGGATCCCGTAAAGACTCCTAGAGTTCCTGGAGACGTACGAGATCTGGCGTTCCGTATATCTAAGCATTATCCAATGCAATATACGCACGACCTAAAGGTCAAAGGACGCACCTTACCCGAGCCCCTATACAAGGGAGGTTCCATATGGGCCTAGACACCTATGCCATGAGACACAATCCGAAGTTCGATCCAACCGTTCCAGAGGACACTCCTGATCGGGAATACCAGTACATTCCGATGGAGGATGAGCTGTTCAAGGATGTTCCCAACTGCCTGTGTGGCGGAATGTTCTCCGGCAACGGAGCAGGCCACAGCTTCAGAGGCAAGGTGTACGACGACGTGGTTCAAAGTATTGCCAACGAAACGTTGTACCAAGAGGAGATACCAAACGAGATAGTGCGAGAGATAGCGGATGCCTTTGCTTCCGCTACTGCTAGAGGATTTAACAACAAAAAATGCCGACTACACGACATCAGTCCTGCCGAACTAGAAGCTCTGACCGCATGGTTCAGAGTAGTGGCGGACAATGGTGGCGTAGTAGTTGGCTGGTGGTGATCAGCAAGGGTACGCCTGTGCGTTCCATTTAGCATTCAAATACATAAGTAATGTTGTTAAAATAGTCTAAGAGGATTTATGGATCCGACTCTCAAAGCAGATGGGTTTGAGTCAGCGTTTCTAGGCACCATAGATCGTTGTGGACAGCCTACGATCTTTGTGTATGACTACTCTCTGGCGGTTCGGCTGCTCATGACCAGAGACAAAATGTCTATGGATGAGGCAATGGAATACCTGGAGTTCAATGTAGTGGGCGCCTGGGTAGGTGCCGGCACTCCTGCATTTCTAAAGAGATGTCGTCTTTCAGACGCAGAAAAGCAGTTTTACGGAGAAGACTTTGAGGAAGAAGACGTTCACGATGAGTGACTGGTTGTTAAACGCTTTTAGCGCTTTAATCGTAATTGCCTTAGCTGTAGCCGTAGGCGTGATAGTAGTCGTATGCTACGTGATAGATTCAATCACCAAGAGATGACCATGACAGATCCCACTCGTACCTATACCAAGCTCGCCCCGGACACCGTGTTTCCCTTTGACCAGATAGAGCAGTTCAAGGCTTGGCACGATGCTGCCATGACTGCTCTACGAATCAAGGATCAGAAGATAGAGCAACTTGAATCTGTGGTCAGGCATATGGAGCAGGATAACCAGGACACCTGGACTAAGCTTCCATATCTTATACAGGACCTCCAGGCGGCCCGGCAACAGATTGAAAGTCTGACCAAGGAACTGGCAGAACTGCAGCGTCAAAGTGCCGAGCTGCAGCGTGATCTCCTACGGCCGTATCCCACTGCTCCATTTCCATGGCCTCAACCTTGGATATCCCATAACACTGGGCCTGGACATCAATGACCTACGAATACAACGATAAAGCACTTAGTACTTTATCCAAAGTAGTGAGTAGGTACCTAAACTTCAAATACAAGAAGTGGGTACTTCCTGGCCACGGTTTAGACGATATAAGACAAATCGTCTTGCTGGAGATGAGTTCTAAGAAGATTCATCCCAAGATGTTTAAGCAAGTTGCAGACAAAAGACTCATAGACGTCTTAAGAACCGAGACAGGCTACCGCACTCGTGGAAGCGAGGAATACGTAAGAAAAGTTAAGAACGCAAAAAACCCAGTCAACATGGGTCCGGAGATCCCGTACTTTCAACGCCTCCTGGTAAGTCCTGCCTACTCCGGATACTGCCAAACTAAATACACAGAGGAGGCCATCAAAAATTTGCAGGCCTCTCCAAAGGTAAAACAGATGCTTCTGCTGTATGTATTTAAAGGCATGACTCTAACTCAAATAGGTCGCATGTACGGAATTCAGAGTTCGTGCGTACACACGACGTTTAGGAATCTCGCCAAGAGCAGCGGTGTAGAGTTGTACTTCGATATCCCTAATCTAAAGAGGCAGTAGTAGCATGGCATACAAGCGTGAACCTAAGTCCATTGAGCAGCTCTTTTCCCAGACTGTACTTACCACTGGAGATGTAGCTCAACTATGCAGAGTATCGTCTCGCACAGTCACCGGCTGGCTGGAACACGGAAAACTGAAGGGACATGTAATTCCTTCTGGGGCCAAGAATCCGCATAGACGTGTTGATCTTGCGGAGCTACTGCGGTTTATGGAATTACATAGGTTCCCTATTCCAGAAGCTGCAAAAATCTGCGACGTTGCCAGCAAAATAAAAGATGCTAATTATGAGCGTCTTGAACAACTCATTAAAATTGCCTGGGATGCCCTTGGAATCGGTAACTGCACTGTGTCCCTGCAGGACAAATCCGTAAAAATTGACCACGCTCGCAGAGAGCAATTCTTGCAAGCTTACGAGGACTGGAAAGTAGCAACCGGAGAAATAAATGCCATTAAACGAGACAAACTTAGAGCTCTTATTAGACGAACTACAGCATCTAGAGGAAGTCGAACGGTACCTGGGAGAGGGGCGGAATGCCAGAGCATTTCGGAAAGCCATCGACACTTTGACCGCAATGAATCAGGAGCTGATTCGCCTTCGCAATCGCAAGAAAGAGGAGACAAATGACAAGAGCGGAGCTGATTGAAAAGCTGAGAGAGTCCCGGACGTGGACTCCGGATAACTGGGCTCAGATGTCTTTGGAGTCGGCCCATCTCATGATGGACGCCGCTCAGATGTTGTCCCGGTCGGACTACAGCAGTAACTCCACTATACAGCAGCTGGAACAGGAGGCAGTCAATCTGCCTAAATTCTTAAAAGACTTACTGCTGCGGGCTGTGGACGAGCTGCGGGTATCGCATGCTGCCTGGCGTGAAGCAGAGGGGGAAATTGTCTCCTTGGAAAGAACAGTGATGCGAGTAGAGCACCAATACGACGTAATCCTGGCCCAGCGGGACCTGGCACGGCGCGAGGTCTGCGCTCATCGAGCAGCCTGCATACAGGACAAGAAACCAGAGGATATTGCAGATGCGCTGCAATGGGATTGCTTCAAACAGGAGACGAGATGAGTAACGACATTGACATCGTAGATCGTCTACGTATATCGTGGACGTCCATGACTGACAAGCAGAACGACGAACGAGCTGAAGCGGCCAATGAGATTGAACGCCTTCGCTGGGAAGTCTGTGAGCTTTCTGGCAATGGCTCGATAGACTCAGCTACGCGAGAAGCAGTAGAGAGAGGCTGGAATTGCTTCCAACAGGAGGACACCAAGTGATCCGGGTACCATACATGAAACTGAATCCGCATCTGCCGAAGATCATCGAAACGCTGCGGGAGAACGAAGATCATTTGCACCCAAAAGCTATCCGAGGAGCCGTGGATGAACTGGAGTACATGGCAAGACGTATCGATGCACTTGAACAGTTGGCGGAACGCCTCACCACCGAACGTGACGATGCGCGGCGTCAGTATTGCCGTGGATTTACCGACTTTTGCCCTAATCCCAAGCATGACCATCTGAGTCTTGAACAGGCAGCAAGGCGGGTGGCAAAGGACTTCGGTTGGGACTGCTTCAAGGAGAATTCTTGAGTCCTAAGAAAAAGAAGGTTGCTAAGCCTCATCCTTTACGCACTGAGCATATATTTGCCAGAGCTGTGGAGGAGTTTGATGGCAGGCGTACAATCAGGCTTACTGATTGCGGTAGGATCTACGACTCGGGGTGTAGTATTCCCAGCATCTCTGAAATGGAGCGACTATGTCTATGGATGAGCAAGGCCAGAGCCTGGAGAAACAGTCGGCGTACATAAAGGATCTGGAGACGCGGATACGATATGCCTCTATGCTCTTGGCTGACTGGGACGGTTACTACAATCCCGATACCAAAACCGGCAACACAGAAAAACTAGCAGAGCTTGTTGAGGAAGCATTCCGATACCTGCAGGGTAGAAGCTGGCGAGATCCGCCAAAGGACACACCGTGCCAAAACACTGGGACGTAATCCTGGAGGTCCGCTACGCCACCAAACGTGACGACCTACCTCCGGAGATAATCGAACTTCTGTCCGCAACCTATGCGGAAATGTCTCGCATGGAGGCAGAAATTCGTAAGCTAAATGCTCAGATAAGGAGTAAAGAGGAGGAGCATGCAATCCGAACCCAAGAAGATAAGAGCTAGGGACATTAAACCCTATTACTGGGGTATGAACTGCTTCCTAGGAGAATCAAAGACTCCGACGCTTATCCAGATAGTAAACATGAAGTGGGACGATCTGGACTACAACAAGCTTTGGATAATGCTGGAAACTCACAACTACGTCTCGGTCGATGCGGACGAAGAACTAGAAGTGTACCCAATGGAGGTCAACGAGTTCTATCTGTACGAAGGTGACTCTCGCCGCACGTTCCAACTTCCACCTCCTCCGTCTAACGAGGAGACGCTGCTTAACCGGCTGACCAAAGAGACCAACAGACTTAAGAAAACAGATCCCAAGCTGTCTGCTCTATTGGTTGAGCTCCGAAAGGTGCTCTACCAAAAAGAAAAAGCAATAGTAGATATGGGCATTTTGCTCAACGACCTCATTCACGGAAAAGTAGATGTCAAACGATCCTAGAACTTGGAACTACCGTCTGGTCAAGTCCAACACGGGCATTATTGGAATCTTCGAGGTCTACTACGACAGCGAAGGCAATCCTCGTGCATGTACTACGCACCCTGCTCAAGTCATGGGTGAGACCGTAGAAGAAATACTTAGAATTGTAAGAAACATGGAGCAGGCGGCCGACAAGCCCGTACTGCCCATGGCGCTGTTCGAAGCCGACCGAGAGTCCGCTATTGCCAGAATCATGCAGCTGGACGAAGAGCTTGAGGGAAGCTGATGTCAAACCCGTTCGAAACTGAAGACATCTCTAAAGTCATGAAGCGCCTTGCTGACTTAGAGGATCGAATTCACGGAACTCCTTTTAAGGCAAACATTTACAGGCGAGCTCATGACAAGATTGAGCAGCTTAAAAGATATATAGAGGAGCTGGAGGGCGAAAAAATAGGATATAAAAGGTGCGGTCTTTGTGGCTGCATGGATGTTCCCGTAAATAGCCACAATGATTGTTCGATATGCGCCAAGCAGCAATATGCAGACTGACAGTCTACAGAATAAATACTTACAAGTTAAAATCAAAACATAGGAGCCACTATGTCCAGATTCTTGTTAGTTCTTGTTCTAGGCCTGTCTGCGTGCTGTAGTCCCAAGCTGTCGGAGCTCAGCGCTCCAACTCCAATTATTGTCTCTAGTGAGCCAACAGCGGAGCCGGAGACAGTGGTTACTTCGGAGCAGAACTCGGCAGAGCTCATGCCTGCAGTAGTCGAACCAATCGAGACAACTCCAGTAAACTGGTTGGCTACCATGTATCCGATAGCCATCCTGGTCTTTGCTGGATCTCTGATTCTGTTTTACTTTCAACGCAAGATCAGGGTAAAACCCTGAGGACTACCCATGAAACCCTTCAGCTCGTTCTGGGTATATCTAGGCAATCTTCGCTGGAGGTTTCGGTTTGTACGCAGCAGCGAGATACCAAACGACCGCTGGGCTGACTGCAGCCCTCCGGACGACCCCAAGAGAGGCATCAGAGTCAGACAAGTATTGCGGGGCAAGGCCCGACTGGAGACCATACTCCATGAGGCTTTGCACGCACAGTGGCCCGAGGACTCAGAGGAAACAATCAGCCGTCACGGCAAGGAGCTGGCGCAGCTCCTGTGGAAGTGCGGCTACAGACAAATAGAGGACGACGAATGAGCAGCAAGGCAACAATCTGTATGTTTGAAAGCCAGATTCCAGGAGGAGTGCGGTTGCACATGTACAGCCAGTGCTTCAGCGACATGGTTTCTCTGGACGTGAATTTTGGCCTGGATCTGCAGATGAGCGTATCCCTGCCATTGCCATTTGTTCTGGAGATGGCTCGTCGACTACAGGACCACGTGAGGCCTATTGAAGATTTGCTGGAAGCGTCGGAGCCCGAACTCGAGGTTCGTGCAAAGCTTGCAGCAATGCGGATGAGGAGCTCCAAGATGTTCGACCTTTCTCACATGTCCTTGGAGGAGCTCGAGCATGACGAGCTGCAGCGACTCAAGGATCTTCGAGAGGAATACAGAAGGGCGCTGAATGGATGAGCATGTTTCGCATCGGATATGCAAAGAGATGTCTAGATACGGCCGGCCCAGATACGAAACCTACTTGGGAGTAGGTAAATACCTGTTGGAAGGCCACAGCACATTCAGTAGATTCAGCGGACCTGCTCCATCCGATGTGATAGAGCTAGGCCTAAGCCCAGACTGTATAGCCATGGTGGATTTCGAAGGAGGCCCAGACCTCCACGTTACCTCCTACTACTATCCGGGCCTTCCTGGTAAAAGGACCAGAGGACGTTTTAAAATCATTGAGTTGGAAATGCCACAAGAGCTACAGAAGGAAAATTGGCTCGCCGTGGTAATTCACACGAAAGAACAAAGATGAGAAGCACGTTATTAGTCGAACTGAAGGAAGTCTGCAAGAAGTACTCCCTGTCCCCAGAGGACCAGGAGTTACTGGCCAAGGAGGCTGTTCAGGCAGTACAGCACAATCTGCACTTCTCGGATCCAGAGTCGCTGCAGGAGGAGATCAAGGCCTTGACCGAGGTCATTGATCTGCTTCAGCAGGATGTCGAGAAGCTCATGCACCGAATGGAACAGGATCGCGAAAAGCTGAACGAGAGCGAGGCTCGTCTCAAGCACATCAAGGAAACTGTCGAAGCTTTTTTCACAGCACAACTTGACCGCCGTCCGGTCATCGATTAAGCTCCCGCACATGGCTCAAGCAGATAACTTCGATTCCAAAGCTGTATACGACCCCCGAGATCCTCACATCTACCGGAGGCTATACGCTCAAGTCCTGACTCAGACCATCGCCGCTAAGCTGCATCAGCAGTGGTGCGAATGGGCCATGAGCATGATTGACCAAGGCTACATCGTTTCTACCGAGGTAGAAAATCTGATGAAGTTGTTTGTACCATTTCAGAATCTAAATCCCGAGGATCAGCACAACCACATGGTTCGTGCGGATCAGATAGTCTCGGAATTTATAAACTGGAAGATGGTAGATCAGGCCCTCAAGAAGGGCGGCCCCAAGAGAGGTGTTCACAATGCCTGAAGTGCCGATCAATCAAAGTACTCCACTAAGCGCCTTTGGCGCAAAGCTGTACTTTTACGATAACCAGGGCGTAGATCTCAGCCCCTACAAGAACCTGTCCAAGGCTCCTGTAGACAAGGCTGAGATCTACGGTCAGACACTGGAAGACCTGCTTACTCAGTATTCCATTGTGAACCAGTTGTTCGGATCGGTGGACTTACTTCGAGTGGCTTTGGAGCGAGACGATAACTCCAAGGTCTCCGGCGAGGATCAGGAAGTTCTTTCCAATATCCAGCGCACGATCGACATTCTGCACGAAGTGATTGTCGAGAAGTTTGCACCCAGACCCAGATGACCGCCATATTCAGAGACATGGAGCTGGATCTTGTTTGCAAGGATCCCAGAATACATAGGTTTATAGAGCAGGCCTTGCCGGCGTGCTTGGATATCCCTAGAACTAAAAAACATGTATCTCTGATTATCAGAAAAGGTCGGTTGCTGGCTATGGGTACAAATGCTTTTAAAGGGCATCCCATAGCCAGTAAGATCGGCTACCGCTTCGGAGAGCAGCACAGTGAATTAAATGCATTTCTTAAATGCTCGCACAAAGATAAACTTACGCTGATTAATATTCGTTTTAATAAAAACGAACAAATGCGTATGGCTAGACCTTGTGCATTGTGCTTGCCCTGGTGTTCAGCTCTTTTTGATGAAATATACTATACTTGTCCGGACGGCTATGTGCGTCAGCTTGACAGCAATGTCCAGTTAGCGCATAATTCTGCCGTAGGACTGGTGTTACCCGGTCATGCAGGCTCCGCCTAGGAGCTTTTTTAGCTATCAGTTGTTACTCCACTGTCCTTTTGGTACAATCCGCTTTTCAAGATCACTCTAGGAGACCTTACTTATGGGTTCATTTACTTCAAACGTAGCGCTTCAAATCATGCGAGCAGTGTTTCCCAGCTCTACTACAGCACTAGCTCCAATAACAGCTACTACTACTACTGCAGCAAACTTTAGAATCTACAATAGCCATGTTGCTGCAGGAAGCCAATGGGGTATTTTTTCTGCAGGGGCTAACGTAGTTCACACGTGCCATCTTGTATTTGGAAGTGTTGCAGCAACCGGTGCTAACATTGCTGCTAATAATCTTAACGATTCAAACTTTCAAGGAACTCCTTCGTTAGGCACTATTTCTGGCTCTTTTGCTAACGTTGGCGGAACCCCCTCTTTTGGAACAGGTGCTGCTGGTAACTACTTTGGATACACTGGAAAGGCAATGGTTGCTAGCGGCGGCACTACTCACACTTGGCAAGGTTGGTCACTATCGGAAACTAGTAGTAAAGGCCAGGCGCAAAGCAATCTTCAAATTGGATTCCCTGCATTGGGAGCTACTTCAGGAGCTATGAGTGTTTATGGCTTTGTAATTACTGCTCAGGGAACTGATGCTGCTCCTAGCGCCACTAATCCTGCCAGTCAGCTTGTGGCCAGTAATAACGGCGGAGCTCCATTAATTATTGCTTATGGAGATTTGTCTGCCTCTAGATTGTTGAACGAAGGCGACACTCCCGTATTTGCAACGCAAGCAATCACCATTACGCTTGAGTAATACCAATGTCTTTAGACCTGTCCAAGGTGCTGGAATTGCTTACGGCCTTGGCGGCTGGAGGAATCCTCACCATGGTGGTCAAAGCGCTGGTAGACAAGAATAAGACCAAGGCTGAGGCAAAGAAGATTGCCGTCGAAGGAGAAATATCTCTCGTTGAGATGGCAATGAAAATGACGGATAAGCTTCAGAACTCTCTTAAGAGCCTAGAGGATAAGACTGAAGATCTTGCTCGTAAAAACTTGAAATTGGAACACGAACTGTCTGAACTACGTCTCTCTAATATAAATCTTTTGCGTGAAATAGAAGCCCTTAAAAGACAAAACGACGATCTTGAAAGAACCTGTAGTGTCTTAATTAAGGAAAACAATCACCTAAGAGTTGAGTTAGAGAACTGCATCAAAAAGGAAGTATAAATATGGAACTATTTTTCTCTTCGTTTCTCGGCACCGTTTTCTACACCGCAATGGTTTTCGTAGCCGGCGCACTGATCGGCAAGCCTCTTTGGGACTGGGTTGCACCCAAGCTTCCCTGGAATAAGAAGTAACTAGAGAGTTCTGGAAATTCCAGCTATAATAGGGCCGTCTGAAGAGACGGCCCTATACTTTTAGAAAGCCCTATATGGCTAAGAAAAAGAGAAACAACATGAATGAAGATACAGCTCCAGAGCCTACTCCTGAGCACGTTGTAGAAGTTGTTGAGTCTGCCTCAGTTGAGCCTGAGGCTGCTCATCTACCTGAACCTGCTGTAGAAGCCCCTATTGTTGTTGAGGAGCCTGCTGCTCAACCTCTCGATAAAAACGCTGGTAAGACAGTACCTACCGCATTCTAAGGTGTGTTTAAATGCCTACGGTCTATCTAGGCGTAAACCGAGACTACTCTTCGTCCGGCATAACATCTCAGGGATCTATTGATTCTACCTCAGGAGGACCTCTTGGGCAGATTCAGCCCTGTCCTGGAGTTTTTCCATGCCTCATCGCAGCGAAGAGTTCTGTGAGAGGAAACTCCGCAGTCACTGTAGATTCTGTATATGCCGGACCAAACCATCTGGTCATAAGAGAGTTTCTACACGACAGTATTCCTAGTGCTGGCAACAGAGTACGCGTTGAGGCCAGAAATAGAAACGTAAAGGTTGTAGGCGGTACGTATATAGAGGGCTTTGCAACACCTAACCCCATCTTAAAACCATATTATGTAGACGGCGTTGTTCTTAATAGTATCTCTTTAAATGGCTTGCCTGCAGAGCTCTCGACCTCAAACGTATCGCCTGTGTTTGCCCTCAATATTGGCGGGACTGCCAATAATCCAAACGATCCTTTAAATTACGTTTTTAAAAAGGACGGATTTACTTATAACTTTGGTTCTGCGCAACTGTCCGAACGCCTAAATGCCCTTTGGACATCTTCTGTAGTTGGGAGTGTGCCTGTAAGTTTCAGCGCCTCTGGGATCAGTATACCAAGCGCAGGCAGCGGCTATGCGTACTTATTGGCTGATGTTAGTTCAAGCAAACTCCCATACTATACACCCGTTGTAGTCAAGTATCCGACAATAGTCGGTAATCAGGTATCTGATCTTGATGAGTTTGGGGGTAACTACCTTGAGAGACACAGAAGATCTTTGGCCATGTTGCAGGCCTCTACCAACGCTCCAACTTTAGGTGGATTTAATGCCACTACCGGAGCTATGTCTGCTTCTGCATTTGGCACTCAGACAACGCCTAATTACGTTAGATCGTTTGCAGCTCTATCTACTCAGACGGACAGCTATGGCGAGTTTTCTTTTGTAGGTACTAAAGGTAACTACACGGCCTTCATAGGTATGTTTGGAAGCGCAGCCAATGTAGCTCCCGGTACAGACTGGCCGACATATTTCTTTCACTCGTATCTTGCCTATGGCTCCCCCCTTAAAGATAATGCGGCATGTAAGCCGTCTTTGTTTTTTAATAGCAACTGGACTAGCGTAAAGACTGACCAATCTGTAGTTACGGCAAGTAATGCTTTTTGGAGCGCAGCATATCCACAGGGATTAAGATCCAGCCGATACGAAGACGTAAAGGCAATGCAGTACGGCTATGTGTTTTTAAATAAAGACACAAAGCATCTCGAGTTTATGTTCACAGCCCACGCAGATCCGACAATACAATCGGGCGAATCTCAGGTCATAAACAAGATAATGCATGCTCCTCCCAGGAGTGCAGACTTTATTCCTGCCTCTAACATGTTGCTGGGAGTAGACCCTCGTACTTCCACTACTTCGTCATCGCTATACAATACCTCTACCGCCAGTGTAAAAACTGCCTTTGTAAGCGATCAGATTTTACATGGAGGTGGAGGGCACGTTATGGCCCTAGGTACTTTCAACGGCGCCATAGTTACTGGAGGAAAGGTTGTAGTCTGGGGCAGCAATAGATGGGGTCAGTTGATACTGCCTGACCCAATGCGCGATGTAAACGTAACAATTTCAGACGTGGCGGTATCTAACTCGCCGCCAGTATTACCGCAGTCCGGTTGGAGCTATATACACCACGGTGTGTACTCGGATGAAGTAGCTGAACTCCAGGCTAGAAGGTTTAACCCAACCAATGATGCCGACACAGATATCTATAGCTACAGATATCCACATTCGTGGTCTAGCCGATACGGAAACCATATCAATTATTCCAATCTACCAGGCCATGTTGTCGTAGTTACTAATCAAGGTTGGGTGTACGCTTGGGGCAATAATCTTTACTATCAATGTGAAGTGCCTGACGAAATTAGCTTGTTGGACAGCACAGGGACTGTAAGAACAACTGCTGCCACCGATCCTATTATGGAAGTTTCCGCTGGAGCATTCCATACGGTGGCTAGATCTAAAGCAGGGGTTGTATACGTATGGGGTGCAGGAGGACCATGGGTAAGCACCACCGGTAGAGTTCAAACTGCCGGAGATGTAATTCCTCCAGCTGTGCCAGCACAGTACAAGTCAGTTCACTTTGGTCAAAGTTTACTGTACGCTTCTGGGGATGCTACAACTGGCTTTGCCCACTTGGCTACTCCCGCAAAAGATCCTCCGGGAACTAGCTCTCAGAGCTCAGAAAGCTATACTACGTTTTCCGTATATACGAGCGTTACCACTATATCTAAGCAGGTGACTACTGGAGGCACCGTAAACATAGGTCAAAAGACAGCGGCTGGATTTTCAGTAGCGGAACCTACTGGCGCAACCAGAATGAAGGGCATGATCGCTGCAGGTGCATTTCATACCGCAATCATAGATCAACAGCTTAAAATTCAGTGCATAGGCGCAGGTCGTGGAGCCACAAACCAGAGGACCTCTGTTCAAAATGGCTTTGTGCCTGCTTTAGGCAGTGCTGTAGTTTGGGGTACCAGCTACACCAACAATGACGTTCTATACGGCGCCGATACTTATCCGCATTTTTGCCAGGGCTTAAGCCAGTACAGAGCTCCACTTTCTACTAATACTATTGTTGAAACAGCTCCGCAATTATTCAGATTTTCGGGTTCAGTCAACTCACCTTATAAGTCCAGGTATTTTCAGGATCTACAGTTTAAAAAGGTAGTGTGCGGGCCTTTCTCGACACACGGAATAGTTTTTTCCGTATCAAGAGGCACCACAACAGATCAATTTTTAATAGACGACAAGGTATACCTTCACGGCAGAGTAGTTTCCTGGGGTTGCGCATTTAGCCCCCGGTACTTTCAAACACAGGGGACTGGGTGTACTGGAATACTTGGCAGTAGATATCAGCCAGTAAGCGGTGGAACTACCGGCTACAATACAGATCCGGCAAACAATCCTGCAGGTACCCTTTCTGGTATGGGGGCCACCGCGCAGATAACAACTGCAACTCCAAGATATTTTGAGATTCTAAATCGTTCAATTGGCACTAATTTTGGAGTTTATGTCGGCACATCGAATTTAGTAGGCTCACCTTCTCCAAATAGTTCAATAGCCTCCTCGCCATCAGTAGGTGTTGTTGGCAACAATGCTACCACACAAGGAAGTCCAAACTTTTTTACTGACTGCCCGGTAACTATAAGCCGCTTTAAGGTCAAAGATATGGCCTGTTGCGGAGATTTCTCTGTATACATAGGGTTCTTAAATACGTTTTCTAGAAGCCCAGAAAAGGTAACTCCTGCAGATACGAGTACAGAGACTCTCGGGTCTGGCGCTACTTACGACTATGAAGCCTCTGTATTTTTTACAGGCAACGACGTATATAGAACGAGTTTACTTGCGCCATATCAACTTCACGGAAGGTTTGAAGCCAACAGTCCTTATTCTGGAAATTTGGTAGCACGCAGAAATAGACAAGACACTACGGGAGTAGGACAAGAGTACTTATGGCCTGGCTCTACGGCTATGCCAATGAAGACAAGGTCCTTTCACTTTGGTCCAATAAAGCGTATTGCTAACGGAGTAGTGGGTAGGCTTAGTGGAGACTCTACAGATCGCACCATAGAGTACATACTGCCGACTACTGCATTGGCAAGCGCCAATCTCACTGTGGCCATTGTTAATATGGACAATAGGCCTGTAGCTTGGCTGGGTAGCTGGTTTAGCGACAACTACCAGGCTCCTATCGATCTGTCTTTGTTGCCCAGCGTGCCACTACAGAGCTTTAAAGTAGGTAAGGCTCACATAATGGCCGTGACCGATGGAGATTGGCCTGTAGCAGTAGGCTTGGGGACTATTGCAAGAGCTCCTAAGATCGTTAGCGAGCTTGGAACACAATTATTCACTGGTGTTGTTCCTACGGCATTAGTTGCCCCTGGGCTGATTACAAATGAAGGTTCTCGCTACTCTAGGCCGACATTAATTTCCTGGGGAGCAGGAGATGGACGTGAATACGGAACCACGCTGGTATCTCTAGCGCCTCCAGGTACCACCATTTACGGCATTGGATCAGGTACAGACAGCGTATTTGGTCTTGGCTTCCTCGATACTCATGCAGTCTCTCGCTACGATGCAACCTATGCAGGGGGATCGGTGCAGGGATTGGCAGTTAATACTGATGCCTGGGAGAATTATTACGGACATTATCGCTGGAATGTAAATAGCACCTACGACAGAAGCTTCACTCCTCCTAGTCTAACTACCTCTATAGGTAGTACTGGTGGAACAGTGTCTGGTGCAATATTTGGACCCCCTGGACACCATGCCGTAGAGGCCATGCAATCTCTGTTGGGATTCCAGCCTCAGCTGTATCCTAGTACCTTTACCAATCCTGCACTAGGAGCTAGAGATCTACTCAACGGAAACCAAGTTGCGGCTATTCCGGCTGCAGCCTTTCGCCCATTTGTAAGCTCTTCCGCACAATCCAGCCTGGCTGTTAGATGTTGTGCAACTGCGGCAGAGGAGGCAGTAAACTTTGAGTCTCTTAACTCCTTGCTGGAATACCACTCTCCTCTTGGCTACACTCGACAGACGTATACTGATTACGTTATAGACTACGCAGCAGGCAGCATGCATAGTGCGGTGCTATTCAGATCTAGCTGTCCGAGCTGGAGCCAGATTAGCGCAGGTGCTCATCTAGCTAATATTACTGCGTTTAATACGCACTTCAAGGTAGATGCCGTTGGCAACATACACTTCGGTCAGCGCAAAGTATGCAAGCTGGGAATAGTAGGCTACGGCTGTGAGGGCCAGACGGCAGGTGCCGAACGCATTCTTACAGACGGCTCCATAGCGCCATTGGTCCCGAGATTGTTTGCCCCTGACGCTAAAGTCTACTGTGGCGAGTCCTACACTCTTGTCACTAATCCCATTCGTATAGTCGAAGCCAGTAGTGGTAACGTTGCTTTGAGTCTTCTGGATTCTGGATCCGGCTACAGCACTCAAACTATTCCTATTACTATTCCTGCTTCTGCTTATTCAAAACAAATTAGAGGCTTGGACGTGCGCATATCTGTTGTCACGTCCTCGGGCACGGTAAATCTGCCTCTGTCCTCCTGGGAAGTGACGATACCGTACAAGAACAACACCTGGACTGTATTTAGCAAACTTAAAGCAAACCTAGATACGGCAGCAGCAGACTCTTTTCTACAAGCTTCAACCACAGCTGCCACTTATAGATTTTCTGATAGATTCCATCCGACAGTCGGTTATACGTATGGCACCGTTGACGTATACGATGAGCAGGGCATAAATCCCACTGTCACTGCTGCCTATTCTGGTACTTCGCCTTATTTCCTACGGCCTATAGACACTGCCGCTGCAGTTCCTGCGCTATCCAAACAAGGCTGCTACTACCCAGTCAGCGTAGATACAAGCAATGTAGTAACTGCTAATTTTTGGAATTTAACTAGCCCTACTACGCCTGAAGTCGTGCTTCCATTCAATGAGCCTACAATAAATGTTAACATTAAAGACTATACTAGTGCTAGCAGTTATGCAAACTGCAGTGTAAACATAACGCTTGAGGTGGAAGTAGACGACGGAGAATTGCCATATGTTCTATATGGTCCAAACAAGTCCGGAGTATGGAACGAACTTCCAGGACAAGGGCCTTCATTTGGAGCAGATATATCAGCTTTTAATGAATATGACGACGTCTATAATGGTCCTAATATTAAATCTCGCTGGCTACTAAACTGCCCATGCGAAATAGATTCATTATTATTAAGTCGAAAACACCCTGTCGGCTTTCTAGCTGACTCCAAGTTTATATGTGGTACAAAGAAGTACGGCCCTGCCGGAAACAGAGAAACTGCTGCAGCTCAAACTTTAGAGGATTACTATACCCCCTTTGACTTTACTCTATTGCGCAAAGCAATACTCAAAGAGAGAGTCACTGCCAACTTCTTTAGCGTATTTACCACTCTTCCCCATAGACCATTTTTAGGTATTAAGGATCAGATAGGAACGCTGAATCCCAGTCTGCAGGTGCTGCCAACAGGTGCGTTTATATCCACCGGAAGTCAATACAGCTTAGTGGCAGGGGCTGCTTCAGCGTTAACTACAACCGCAATACCTGCAGATAAAGCTAACTTTAGAAGAGCTTTAACAGTAACAAACACCAATGTTCGAGGTGGGCTTTTAACAAACTCAGCTATCTTGTACAATAAAGTCCTAAGGGCTCCTGCCATAGCTTGCGGTGCAAATTGCTCAATGTCCGCAAATAAAAACTTGAATGTTCGAGTAAGTCTACACTCAACGAACTGTTCTTAAAATGCCTATTTGTAATCTAGCTACTCTCACGGTAAATAGTGCGGCTCTTGGTGAACCAGCGCTAGACACTAATCTTATTGATGTAGCAGCAGTATCAACAGTAACTGCCACCAAGAATCTAACGGGTACATTTCTACTCAATTATTCTGCAGAGACTAATGTTTTTAAGGCACAAGTCCAATCTGCTGTACTAAATATATACTTAAATAAATCGACAGGAGTTGGAGTAGTAGGCATTAGTAAGGTTGAAATTACTAGACCTACTCCATTTGTTGAATACAATTTAGACGTTATTACTAGTTTAAAATCTTTAGTAAATTCTTGCATTTCTAATACGACTATAAGGAATGCAAGTAGTTTTACTCTAGCTACTAAGGGCCTAAGCAGCGGCAGTTCCACAGCAGCATTAGATGTCTCAGCTAATCTAATTACAGGAGGGCAGCTGAATGGGACTGTTTTAAACAGTAGTAGCACAGTATTTGCAATACCCACAAATAAGCTAGCCTTTCAAATAGACCTAACTGATGCAGCAGCGGTTGCCTCTACTGGTGGCACAGCCCTAGAACTTAATGCTTTTAATTTACTAGGAGCTCCTTCAATACAGGTTGCTGGTGCAGTAAGTGCTGCAAATCTTTTTGCTAGCCTTATAGCTAACATAACTTGTCGCTCCTTAGTAAATGCGATATCTCAGGCTAATTTTGAGTCGCGTGTAATAGTAGATAAGACTCCCAATATAACGTCAGCTAGCGCTGTTTTACCGGTAGGCTCTTTACTTACAATATTTAGAGCTGTATCGGGATCGACATTTACTATTTCTGCAGTACAAAATCTCCAAGGAAGTTTTAGCTCTCAGGTATTTGAGAAGGCCTGTGCCGGCTCTGCAACTGCTGCCTTTAATACGCAAGCATCACTACTTAATATTACTCTTAGATCTACCGTAGTTAATTGTAACTCAATCGTATCCCAGATACCTGTTGGCAAATTTATTGTCGGCAAGGCAGCACTACTTGAGACCTACGTAGTTACATCGGCTAATACAGTTTCCTCCGCAAGCCTGAAGGGTTATTTTGCTTTAAAGGCTATTGTTGCCGGAACACTAGACGCCAATTCTACCGCTATTAAAACCGGTATTGCCCTATCTAACATAGTTTGTGCTTCTAGTACAAGTGTTGGGACTGCAAAATTTGGAATTATTGCTCCTAACAATGTGCCAATAGTACGAGCTATCTCAGATCAACCAAGCAGCTCTAGGCCTTTGCTTGGGCAAACTGTTTATTTTGGACAGACGCAATCTCTACTGATTCCTATTGCCAGTTCAGGAATTGCTGGACTTAATGGTATTTTTGCTATTGGCTATCCGACAATCAAGCCAGCTATAGCCAATGCCCAACTTGGCACTACTGCAACTATATCTGGGCCTATCTCTCTGTCAGCACCTGTAGTTCAATGCGCTTCCGCTATCAGCAGCTTGAATACCAGTTTGTTAGTGCTGGGCGCTGTTGATTATCCAGATCAGGTCCAGGAGTATGTTCGTTATCCGCTGCCTACTGCTACATCTGCAGCCAGCCCTGTCGATGACGACGGCTCTCCCGTGCCGTATTCTCATTCGATATTCGGCAGTACGCTGATCAGACTTACTCCTACTGGATCTTCTACGACGGCAGTAGGACTTCGCCTGAAGGCTACGCAGATAGGCCTACCTACTCAGTACTCTTTCCCTCCAGACTACAACAGCACTCTGGTGTTGTTGCGTACCTCCATACTTGATACCTCTTCGACTCAAAGAGCAATATTTGGCAATCAGGCTGTAGGGCCAAATGTCAGCAGAGTGGCTACCTATTCCTCACTGCCAAGATCCTATGTGTCTTCAGTGGCATCTATGGGAGCCGGAGGAACTACCACTCTTGCTTCTGCCCAAACTGAGGTAACTGGAACGTATTCTGCTCCAACGACTCCAGTTCTATTCTTTGGATCAGCGCTTCTACGACATAACTACAATCAAAGCGCCAGCATCTCCAAGCCATCTTCGCTGGTGTCTGACTATTACTACCCTCAGTCTAATTCCAGAAAGCTGGCTAAGGCAAGAGTGGAAACCACGGTTGGAAACTATAGCGAAGGCTTATCCCCAATCTATAGCTCCTCGGCCTTTAGACTGCTGAGCCCTAGCGAATATGGGCTGTACTCTCAAGGCGGTCAAAGCTTCCAGATAAACGCAGCGGTTCTGGCTCAGGACGGAACTACTTCGTCGTCGGCCAACATTCACGGATCAGATTCGATGATCTCGTTCCTGCCGATAAAGCAAGGAGCGAGATACTCGTACTCTCGTTATCGTCCGTCTACGGTGCCAGGAACTTCCATCGTAGGGGCGGCGTCCTTCCTTGGTGGCCCGCCTAGCTCAAATCCTCTGGAGTTCACCGTAGAGCTTGTGGCTAATGGCTTCCCATTGGATTCCAGCTCCATCTACAGTCCAGATGCCGATTGCGTATTGCGGCTTCTGATCGCCCCTTACACAGATTCCGGCCTGCAGTCATTTGTGTACGTAGACGTTCCCGTACTGGGAATATCGGTAAATAATCCCTCCAGAGTAGTCATAGATTCTTCCTATAGATGGTTTGTCGAGCAGTGCCTGCTCGGCGGAGCTTATGCCGACACTCACACAGTCCGTGTGTTGAAGGATTTTTACACAGCTCCCAACAGCGCTCCAAGTCTGACTACCCGTGCGGTCTTGGCAGTTACTCGGCCCGTAGTCGACATCAGCGGAGACCAGGGAGAATCCAATCAAAACCTTTTGTCTTTTGCCAACGACAGAAACCTGTTGCTTGGAGAATTCTCCGTAGCCATATCTCGGCCTTCGACCGTATTTGATACGGCACTTAAGGTCAATGTCGAAGCAGCCCCTAATACGGCCCTGGAGGTCTACGACTCCGCCTCAATTCCGGCCTCCAAAGTTTCTTCCTTTGATCCCAACTCTCTGCATTTGTTCATAAAGTCAGATGGATCGCTAGGCTGCCGTCGCGTCCTTACTGCCTACAACGGTCTCGAGGTCAGCACCGATCCCAATCCAATACTTCCTATAGCTGTAAGGGAGTTTATTACTAACGGCGGACTGTTCTCTCAGGTCAAGGTAGGAGAAAGCATCATTGCCCTGCTATCCAGCGGAGCAAGTTCCAGAAAGCTATTCCTGTGGGGCTACAATACCTATGGTCAGCTCGACGTACCTGCTGCTGTAGACGCTTCGTTCCTGACTCAAGGCTATATCAGTAACGTCAAGGAATTTGATTTTAACTCTGGTCACATAGCCGTAATCCTTGACAACGGTCAGCTTCATAGCTGGGGTTGCACTCAATCTACGGTATGGCAGGCAGGGGCAACTTCTCCCATATCGCATATGGCTATAGGAGAGAACTTCTCCGTGGCTATAGTTGATCGCTACAACTCGGCATCTCCTAGCACGCCCATCAAGGTAATCGAGCAATACGGCAACTCTCCGTCTATTGCCAGCGTGCCCGTCGGAGTAACTGCAGCCACTCCAACCGTAGTTTGGACTGAAGGTCTTGCAGGACAAACCGTTTATGCAGGAAAGATACTAGCATGCGGAAAAAACCATGCAGTGCTGCTAAAGAGCGACAATACCGTGGTGTGTTGGGGCAACAATACGTACGGCCAATGCACCGTCCCTGTTGGCTTGTCCGGAGTTATTGGCATAGACGCAGGTGACGATCACACCATAGCCATAAAGAACGATGGCACCATCGTTTGCTGGGGTAGAAACCACCTGGGGCAAGCTACTGTTCCAGCTGGACTGCAGGCAAAGAGCATAGCTGCGGGAGGCAACTTCTCCATAGCTGTGCGTAACGGCTTTGCTACAGACGTATCGGGAACGGTCGGCTCCGTCGTTGATGACGAAATAGAGGACACTGTCGCCTGCTGGGGGGACAACACCCAGGGCCAATGCACACCTCCTGTCTGCGAAGGAGCGTCTTACAATCCGTCTGTCCACAAGTACAGAATGCGCTTCTGGGGTGTAAAGTGCGGTTGGGATCACGCAATAGGAATTCGCAAAGACGACGTTCCTTCCAGATGGTTCCAGCATGCAGAGTTAAATAGGCTGACTAACAGATACGCTATTAAATTACCGTTTAAGCACAGCGGTGGAACTACGATATTCCCTTGCTTGCGCTATCTGGCCATCGAGGATTCAGATCCACCTGTTCCTAATGTCTATTTCGCTAGGAGCTCAACCGGAGAGACCTATGTTCTTAACGAGACCGCTGCAGGTAGTGGAGTATACGCATCTGCTTCAGTAACCGTCTCTGGTACCAAATATAGGATAGTTTGGAACGTTTCTGCAGCTACTGTCACAGTAGAGTCGAGCCCTACAAGTCCTACAAATTGGACTACGGTAGAGTTTAATAAAGATACTTATGATCCGTATCAAGTTTTAACTTCGTCTCCATTTTACAATATATCTAGGCAATTCTATATAGGCTGGGATGCGCTCTCTGGTACGCCTGCTTGGAGGGCTGTTGTAGACGAAGTCACAGGATTTATATCTTACGCTACTGCAACTACGACTGGAGAGTATCTCGGAGTAGACTACGCAACGGCAGATGCTATTTCGGTAGGCCTCAATAGATTGTTTGTAGGGTGGGGAAATCCAATAGCTTGGGCGGAGTCTCTAGATTCTAACTCGTATACGCAATACTATCCTGGCACCGAAAATTTGTCGGCAAGCGTAGGCCCTGATATTAATCCTACTCCTGTAAAGGACAGCTCTGCCTTCAACCTTAATAGCATTTATAGCTACGTAGGCTACGGCAAACAATTAGGGATAGACTTAATTGAAGCTGGAACGAATCCACTTGGTAGCTCTTACTTGACTAGAGCAGGAGAAGCTTCGCTACAAAACAATAT